ACAGCTTTTAAGGTTGTCGTTGAATTTACTGATAAGGAAGGTAAAAGGCAACAACTTGATGAATTTCCAATTAAAGTAAAGTTCTGTAAGCCATGTGATGAGCCAACTCAAGAAGATCCAGAAGTTGTAAAACATAGGGACCGCCTATTGGCTTCTAAGGCACAAGAGGCAGCTGAACAATATGCTCGTGTCGGAAATTATGCCATGGCACAACAAACTCTTAATTTGTGCTGTGATAGTCTGGTAGATGCAGATACTAGAAATACATTAGGAGCGCTCAACGCAAGTTACGCAAGTTCTTCGTCTTACACCGCAAGCAGGGGTGTTACCAATAGTGTAAGACATTTATTTAAGCAAAAGCGTGTAAGAGCCAAGAGTAAAGAACTTGATGGATACGGAGCTGCTGTACAAGCAGACTCAGCTGTACTTGAAGGCTTTGTCAACAATTTTGTTTCTAGCGATGATGACTGGGGAACTACTGGAAGTAGCACTGGTGATGCTATTAATATTACTACTACAACGGGAGTAGACACCAAATCCAAAAAACGTAGTAATTACGATTGGTAAGGGGGGTGTAATATGGCTTGTTGTTGTAGTTATTACTGTTGTGAATGCAATTCTTGTTTGTGTTATGAAGGCCACAAATGGTTTTGCAGCATGTATAAAAACAAATATAAAAGATATTGTCCAGAATGTGGCGCGGATTTGTGGCATTATCAACATAATTATTGGTGTAGCAAATGCCCAAAATACTGGCCATGTCCTTCACCGCCGGTTTGTCCACAACCACGGCCTCCATGGAAGCCTGTGACTAAAAGACGCAGCGATGATAACTGGTAAATAACAAAAACCTCCCAACTTCCTTCTAAAACATGGGAAGTTGGTAAAACATGGGAAGTTGGGAGGTTTTATATTAATATTCTCAATATTATATGGAGGATATTATGACTAGGTTCGCTGCGCTATTGATTGCAATTGCTGACCAACTTGATTTGGAAGGTAAATTTAAGGAGGCTGATGTAATTGATGAAAATTTTGAGGAATTTTTAAAGCTTCTCGAAGAGGGAAAGTTAGACTTTGACTTTACCTTTTCTGGTGGTCAAAGAGATCCTCGCGGGCCATATAGTAATCGTGGGCGAGAACTGCCAGCCTACGGCGTGCCTGGTCCTCAATAGGAGGAAACCTTTGAGACACAAATCTTTGTATTGTCCTATCTGCGGCTCCCAAGGCGAAGACTTGGCTTTTGCTTTCTATTGTATGAACATAGAATGCCAAAATTTCAAAGATGTTAAACCAGTTGAAAAAGAAGTCGCAGAAGAAAACGATGACTTCGAAGATGATATGCAACATTACGGCCATAGTTATTGGCCATATGGCGATTAACTGCAAAAAGTAACGTTTTGCGTTGCTTTTTGCAAACGGATTGTTTTTGTGCCACCTGTTTTTGAGGTGGCATTTTTGTATCGAAATTATAATACCAAATTTTTGAAAGGATGTGTTTATGTTTCTACATTGCCATAATTGTGAATGGGAACAAGATGATTTTTGGAGTGAAGGTTATAACCCCATAGATGGTTTAAAACATCTTAAAGAATTAATTTTCAAGAATTTGGATGATGTATATCTTGAGGCAGATGGGCCACAACCCGCACTAACATATAGAGAATATATAGTTAATGAATTATATAATACGTTGGTAAGGGTGGCCAACATGAAATGGCAAACATATGAAGATTATAAAAAGAATTCTAATGTTTGTCCCATGTGTGGTTCCTCCGCATTAGATATTGATTGAGGAGATACAATGAAAATTATAGCAATTTCTGATGCTCATTTAGGTCAAACAGGTAAAGACAACACTGGGTATTTCTCGCTGCTATCTGCAAAGTGTACCGATCCTAGAGCAAAGGAGAAGCGAGAAAAGTTAGTACAAGAAGTAAAGAATTTTGCTGGCGATGATTATTTAACCCTTGTAGGTGTTGGAGATATTCTTGATTTATCTTTTAGTTATATAAAAGATGCTCTAGAAGATTTAGTAGAACTTATAAGAATACTTCCAGTTGATGATTTTGTATATGTTGTGGGCAACCATGATCATTTTATGTGGACGATGGACTGCGAGCACCGAAATGTAGTCTCAAAGCTAATGATGGGCAATTATCCTATTCCGGGGACGGTATATAAAAGTACGGAAGGACATTTCTCAGCACTTCTTGAGAATTTCCTTGTCCGACAACTTGGGTGGACGACCACAGTTATTTTATCATATCCTGTTTTTTACCATCCTGGTTCTAATGTTGCTTTTACTCATGGCCATCTATTTGGTGATATGTACACATATATGTCAGAAATATTGGAGCCATTTATGGAAATAGAGGGGGCTCCATATAGAGAAGTGGCTGCCACGGTTAATATGCCTCTGATTGAATTTATCTATTGGTTATTGGGTGAGACTGGCGAAGGTATGGGTGCCGAGGGCGTAATGGAAGCCGTATATGCAAAAATCAAAGAAGGTAAAAAATCTGATTTATTTAAGGCTATAGATAGAGGTGTTGATGTACTATTTCCCGATGGATTGGTCAAAGGAATACCGGATTCTTGGGAGCGCAAATTTGTAAAATGGATTTGCCATAAAATTGTTGATCATTATGTGAAAGAACCAAAACCTCTTTCTTCTCTAGATCGTCATATGCCATCTGAGGGAAGTCGCAAGAAAGCAGAAGAATGGATGAAGAGGACCAAGGATACTACTCCAACGCTAGTAGTTGGTCATACTCATGTTGCAGATGATTATATAATGTCGCCAGATCTAAGAGTTATTAATCTTGGTGCATGGCTTGTGGAGCCAGATATGCCAGATCCTGATACCTCGGTATTGTTTATCGATGAACATGGTATGGAGTTAAAAAAGATATGAAAGTTTGTTATATAGATGAAGTAGGCATGGGATCTATAGCTGGCCCAGTTTTAGTATGCGGTGTAGTTTTGTCTCCAGATGCCACAAAAATAGCTGGTGTTAATGACAGCAAAAAACTTACCAAACAAAAAAGAGAATCACTGTTTGATGAATTATCAAAATTGCCACATGCCTTTGGAACTGCATCCCCAAAATCTGTGGAGACGCTTAATATTTTTTGGGCACGATTCTTGGCAATGAAAAGAGCATTGGACAAGCTTTCCAAAGACCACAGAATAGATAAGATAATCGTGGATGGAAAATTTGAGATTCCCGATGTCGATATTCCGCAGGAAGCGATCATAAAAGCAGACGCCAAAATTTGGCAAGTCGGAGCTGCTTCGATTTTGGCAAAAGTAAAGCGTGATGATATTATGGCTGAGTTGGCAGAGATAGAAAAATACAGTCACTATGGTTGGACAACTAATGCAGGATATTATACTCCAGAACATAGGCTGGGCATAGTTGAATATGGTCCCACGCCACTCCATAGAAAAAACTTTGATTATTTTAAATACTCATTATATTGTCATCTTAAATATCAAGAGTTTGTAAAAGAAGGAAAACCCCTGGAAGAATATTTAGCATATGAGAATAGTGAAAAACAGAAATATAAACAGTCATATTATACATTATGGAAACAAGGAACATACGATATGTGGAAGGAGATCCCCTATGGGAAATAAGGTATTTATAATACATATGGACATTCCATATGAATTTGGAGAAGTAATGGATGTCTGCAGCTCCCTTAAAAATGCTTTTGAAGAAATGTGTAAATATTATCGTCAAGATTCAACTACAGATCCAGACGATTGGACAATTCAAGAATGGAATGTTGATGTTGGTTGTGTGCAAGTATTCGAATTAGAAAAGATCGAAGATAGATTTCAGCTTCGAAAACTGGAGGGCGGCAATCGTACCACATTTCTAACCGAGGAGGATATAAATGAAATGTCCAACATGCGGGAATGATGTAGACAGAGAAAATAAATATTGGCCTTTTTGTTGCGAACGATGCCAATTATTAGACTTATATGCCTGGTTTAATGAGGAATATTTTATTCCTGGAGAGCCCCATTACAAAGAGGAAGAAGAAGAATGATTGGAGAATTGCTTAAAAATGCATATTTGGTGGACGAGTTTATTGGACTTCTGCGGGCGCGTGGCTGGGGTAATAGAGATCGTTTATTACGCAAATTGATGGAAGAGCTGGGAGAATATGCGGAAGCAGTTGAATACGATAATGGTTCAACTAATAAAGTAAAAAAGCTCAAAGATGTTTGCACACCTCAAGAAAAATTACAAGAAGAAATTTGTGATGTGGCCATGATGACATTTGCACTGGCCAGAGACGCCGGACTTGAAGTCAATGAAGTATTAATACGAGTTTGGCAAAAGTTAGCAAAACATCAAAAAAATTATGAGAAGTCTCTAACGGAGAAAATGGATGGCGAAGAAGAATGAATATAAGATTACTGCACTAGAAGGAATTGATGCAGTAAGAAAAGTGCCAGGCATGTATATTGGGGACCTTGATAGCGGTTCTGGATTACACCATTTGCTTATGGAAGTAATAGATAATAGCGTAGACGAATATATGGCTAATTTCTGTGACAAAATAGTTGTCTCATTGCATAGGGATGGCTCGGCTTCTGTGGCAGATAATGGCCGTGGTATCCCTACTTATTATATGGAAGATAAGAAACAGTCTGCGCTGGAAGTGGTATTTACTGCACTCCATGCAGGTGGCAAATTTGACAAGTCAAACTATGAGCATAGTGGCGGATTACACGGAGTTGGCATTTCTGTGGTCAATGCGCTCTCTGACAAACTAAGAGTGATAGTACATCGTGATGGCAAAGAATACACTATGGCCTTTGCCAAAGGTAAAAAGATAGAAGATCTGTCTGAAAAACCATACAAAGGCAAAAATGGGACTTTGGTTCGTTTCGCTCCAGATCCCGACCCAACCATTTTTAATAAAAAAGTTAAGTTTAATCCAGAGGTTATAAAAGAAAAGCTTCGCGAATTGTCATATCTGTGTAAGGGTTTACATATCAAATTTGTAGATGAAATCAGAAAAACATCTGAAGAATTTGATGGAGACAATGGACTTGAAGAGTTTATTTATCATTTGGGTAATAATAAACTTATAGATAAGCCGATAATTTTTAGCGGAGAAAAAGACCGCATACTAGTTGATATCGCTTTGCAATGGTTACAAGACTCAGAGTTTGAGATTTGTAAGTGTTATACCAATAATATTCCCAATTCTGACGGCGGCACACATATGGCAGGATTTAGAGCAGGTTTGACACGCACTATCAATTCTTTTATATCTAGTTCTGATTTGCCCAAAACTTTAAAAGTATCTCTATCTGGTGATGATGTCAGAGAAGGTTTAGTTTCAGTTATTAATATAAGACATCCAAATCCCAAGTTTAATTCACAAGATAAGGTAAAATTGGTATCTGATGATGCCAGACCTGTTGTTGAAAGCATTATCTCAGAACAATTAATGAGCTTTTTGGAACTAAATCCACAAATAGCTAAAAAGATTGTAGTTTCGTGCGTAAATGCATTTAAGGCCAGGGAAGCTGCTAAAAAAGCTAGAGAAGCTATTCGTAATTCAAATATCAAAAATGGAGCTGCCGTTCTGCCTGGTAAGTTGGCCGATTGTTCCTCAAGGGATCCTGCAGAATCAGAACTATTTGTGGTTGAGGGCGACAGCGCAGGTGGCTCTGCTAAACAAGGAAGAAATAGAGAATTCCAAGCAATATTGCCTCTTCGCGGTAAAGTTCTTAATGTGGAAAGATGTGAATTCCAAAAACTGGTTAAAAATGAAGAACTTATGTCTCTTATTACAGCTATAGGCGCCGGAATTGGTAGAGCATTTGAGCCCTCACACTTGCGTTATCATAAGATTATCATAATGACAGACTCTGATGTTGACGGCTCACATATTCGTGCATTATTATTGACATTTTTCTTTAGACAAATGCCTCAGCTTATTTTGAATGGCAATGTGTTTATTGCACGTCCGCCGCTTTATAGATTAACTTATAGAGGCAATAAATATTACATAAAAGATGAACACAGTTTCAAGGAGTTTGTAAAGGAACACGGCTTAAGTGCAGAAAAGGATGTTGGCCAGGCCAGACATAAAGGGTATACTTTACAACGCTTTAAGGGCCTTGGAGAAATGAATCCGGAACAATTATGGGAAACTGCAATGAATCCAAATACTCGCACGATGTCCAGGGTCACAATTGAGAATCCTCTTGAAGCTGACAAGATATTTTCCATTCTAATGGGCAATCAAGTTGAGCCCCGTAGGGCTTTTCTTGATGAACACGCAACTCTTGCTAATTTAGATATATAGAAATTCTACCTCCACCGTATCTACTAATAATATCAAATAAAATAGGAAATCTATATTCACGGTGGAGGGATACTTTTAAATGGTAACCGCTGCAATTAAAATAAATGGTTCGTCTGGAAGTCAGGACAATTTGAGCGTAGGCGTTGCTGCTACTTTAACTAATACTGACAATACAGGCGTAACTAGTTGGTTATGGCAGCTTCTGTCAAAGCCACCCGGCTCAACTGTTTCGATTGTAAACCCAATGAACGCAACAGCATCTTTAACACCTGATGTTGTTGGTTCATATTTAATCAAATTAACCGTATCTGATGGTGTTGATAGTGACGATGATCAAGTAATCGGAGCCGTCAAAACACAGTATTTAGATATGAGAGTTCCCGCAGCGGGCGAAACAACAGAATTTAATGGAACAAACGGCTGGGCAGAAGGAATATACAATGCGTTAATAGCCATTGATCCATTAGGTGCACATGCAATTGCTGGCACATACCATACTTCTTCCACTTTAGCTCAGCTTAATGCTAAAATTTCTGATGCAAATCTTGATGACAGTACCGCTTCTCGTCCTCCAACAGGTACAGCAACAGGTGACCTATCAGGTACATACCCAAGCCCCACGGTTGCAAAACTACGAAATAGAAATGTTTCTAGTGCTGTTCCTACAGACGGATATGCTTTAGTATGGAATGCAGGACTTAGCCAGTGGGAGCCGGGCGTAGTGGCGTCTACTGGCAATACTCTTGATCAAGCCTATGATGAAGGTGGTGCCGGCGCAGGTAGACAGATTAATGTTGATTCTGGCCCAGTTTTACTGGATGTTTCTGGTGGAGATTCGGGCCTTCGTCTTCAAGCTACTGGAGATCTTGGGGGCAGCCCCATTTTAGAAGTAGATGTAATATCTGATGAAAATTCTCAAAGCAATGCCTGGATTAGACTAATAGCTGATGGATACTATGAAGTAGTAAATATAGTATCTGATTTGTGGTCATCAATACCAGCCGGTGGCAGTTACACGGCTGTTGGTATTCAGTCAGATTTAAGACCATTTCCATGGAATCCAGCTAGCACTACAACAATTGCATTTAAAGCCGATGTACATGGATTAGATACACCAAGAGAAGGTGTTTATGTTGCATACGATGTACAGAATTCTGGATTTCCAAATGTGTCCTTCGATTTTGCACTTAGAGCTTCTGCAGGAAGCATCTTATTACAAGACGGAGACATACATTTACTAGACGGTTACATCTCTCTTGCAGAAAAGTCGTCCGACCCCGCAGTTGAATCTAATACTGGATTTGTTTATACAAAAGATGATTCTGGGCGCACAGAGCTATTTTATTTCGATGCCAATGGAAATGCAGTTCAAATTACTAAAGATGGCGCCGTAAATGCTGCTGGTGGTGGAGCTGGTACTTTACAACAAGCATATAACGGTGGTAGAATAATAGGTATTAGCTATGGCCCTGTTGAAATTGATGCATATGGGGACGAAGCATTAAATGTAGATGGTTATATTGGTCTAGCAGCTATTTCTACACCAACTCCACTTGGCGAAAAAGGGTTGCTTTATGTAAGAGAAGTAAGTAGTGTTAATCAATTGTTCTATATGGATAGTGATGGTATTGCTTATCAGCTTTCGGCACAAGGCCAAGGTCTACAGTCTGTTGTTGATAGCTCTCTTATTGGAATTCCAGGCATTCCTACTGGTTCATTTCCACAGCCACCATTGCTTAATGTAAGTTTAACTGTTACAGAAGGAGAAGATGTTCTTGTAACATTTGCTGGATCAGCAGATCCAGCACTTACCGCCAATCCATTTGAAAATGTATATGTAAGATTGGCAGTAGATACGGTGCCTGTTTTTACGAATAGAGTATCTGTGCTTCCAGTTATTACAGGTTTGGAAGCTACAGATATATCATTTTCTTTTCTATTAACAAATCTGGCAGCGGGCTTAAGAACAATTACGATCAGTATTGATACAGGAACTGCACCAGGTGACCCGGCTGGAACAGTTGGTATTAATACTCCAGTTTTGGGTGCTGCTCGTGTATTGTCTGCCGGCAGCGTGAATTTACAAATGGCCTATCAGAATGGCCGATTTATGTATTTGGAAGATCCAATTGTTATTGATGCATATGGTAATGAAGCATTTAATATTGATGGCTACATTGGATTTGAACCAATTACAACGCCCACAAAACTTTCTAACAAGGGTTTGAGTTATACATCAAGAATTGACGGCTATGCGGAGCTATTTTACCTTGATAACTATGGCAAAGCCAGTCAAATAACATCTAAAGGCAGTTTAAATGTTGTTCCAGTAACATTAGATCAGGCATATGATGGCAGCGGCGGCAGTGGTTCTGGTAGAATTATTGATGTTGATTCTGGCCCAGTTTTACTATATGTGTCAGGAGACGATAGTGGTCTTAGTTTAGAATCAGCAGGCAATTTAGATGGAAATCCTATATTGACTACTGAGATTTATTCGGAGTCTAATGGTCAAATAGGTGTTTGGCACCAACTTAATACCGATGGATATTATGAGCCGAGAAGCGTAATATCCGATATGAATGTAGGATTGCCTGCTGGTGGTAGTTATACAGCAGTAGGTATTCAATCGGATATAAGACCATATCCATCTAACCCGGCTGATACTACCATATCAGCTTTTCAAGCTGGTGTGCATGGATTAGATATACCAAGAGAGGGCCTTTTTATTGCATATGATGCTAGAAGCATAAATGCTCCTTTGGTACAGTTCCAATATGCTTTATATGCTGATGCGGGCAGTGTTGGACTTGATTCAGGAGATTTAATTCTAAGAGATGGATATATCTATCTTGGAGAACAATTATCTGATCCAGCGCCCAATGATGATACTGGATTTGTATATGCCAAAGATGTAGACGGATACACAGAATTATTCTTTATGGATAATTATGGATCTATTACACAGATAACAGATGACGGATATTTAGCAGGAACAAGTAAATCTGCCCAGGACAGTTTAGATTCTACGGGCACAGAAACATATATGGATTTAACGTTTACTCCATTGCTTACACCTGATACAGACTCTGGAAGGGATCTGCAGGTTTATCGTAACGGAATTTTAATGCGATGGATTGTCAGCTTAGGTGCTGATCCAAACCGCTGGACATACAATCCATCTTTGAATAGGGTAGAATTTGTCGCTTCTGGCGGTGTCGATTGGTATACTGCCATTTATAATAGACGATAGAAAGGAGAAAATTTTTAGCTGAGAGGTTCTTTGGAACATGACCATTAAAATAGACCAGATGTCGGATGCCATTATTGCTGCTCCGGGTGCAACAGTTGAAATGCTCAGTGTTGTCCCAGGTAGTGATTTTACCACTACCTCGGCCACATATGAAGATATTGATACTACAATTTCTGCTACATTTTATGTACCTATTGCTGGTAAATATGTTTTAAGTTTTGCAACTACAGGCTATGCTACTGCCGCAACTACAGCTGCTGGGTACCGCCTGGTTTTTGATGTTTCTGGCACACCACAATATATTGGCAATGATGATTATACGTGGCAGATGTTTACAGCTGGCAATCCGCCACTTGCAGCATCTAAAACTATGTTTGGTGAAATAGAACTGTCTGCTGGTGAGCATACTATTAAAGTACAATGGAAGCGTGTGAGTGGAAGTGGCACTTGGCATGCAAATGTGGATGCGAGTTTTGTAGTTCGTGGCACATTGGTCTCTGGATCAGGTGCAGGCGGGGTACTTGGAGATTCTGAACCGTTGGCGGGAAATGCTGTTATTACTGCAGACTGGGATTCTCCAGCTCCTATTCCAACCAATCCTCTTACAATCACCGTAGACGTTGCGGAAGGAGAGCAACTTTTCGTATCATTTACAGCTACAGGCTGGGCAAGTCAGGGTGGAGCAAGCTCTGCAGCTACGCAGCTTTATATGGACGGAACAGCCATTGGTAAAAGAGTAACTTTTACTATTCAAAATGACTGGAATGCCAATTTTAGTGATTGGGTAATTACTGAACCACTCTCTGCTGGTTCTCACACTTTTGAATTACGTGCTGGTAGATATACTGGAGGTGCAGGTTGGACCATTCAAGCTATTGGTACACACATGCATGTAGCACGAATGAGGGGCGGCCTTGTTCCAATTCAGCTAAACGGCCAAGATATTGTTGGTATGCCTCGCGCTCTCAATTTCATTGGTGGCGGCGTTTATCAAGTAACGGAAGGATATGGTGCAAATGCTGGTATAGCAAATATTGAATTGAACTCAGCTATTAGTGCCCTAGGTGATTTTGTTCATAAAAAAGAAGCGTGGAATGACACAACCCTTGTCTGCGATTCCAATAATCCCGGCCCACATAAACTATATGATCAGAATATAACAATATTAAATACCGGACGCTATCGCTTAACAGTAGATAACTTTTATTTAGCAAGATATGAAACCAGTGCTTCTAGTTTTGAATTCTATGTTGTTATTGATGAGGGCGAAGCAGAACAGCAAACAATTCCTAATGACAGCAGTTGGACAGCAGTTACCAATTATACGAATTTTCAGCGAACACCATATGATGGTTATGCCAACCTAACAGCAGGTGTGCATAATTTTAGAGTATACCTAGAATGTACAAATAGTGGTTTAAGCAATTTCGAGTTCGGAAGAATGACTCCCGAATATCTCGGTTCATATGTGACAGTTTCACTTGACTTTATTACTGGCTCTGGAGCCGGTGGCGCTCTTGTTGATGCTCAGACAAATAGCACAGATGTTGGACCAATAACTACGACTCCAGTCATTATAACAACACATACAATAGACACATCAAACGAAACAGTTTTGCTTACCTTTCAAGCACCTTGGAATTTAACCAGTGCAGCGACGGCTACCGTATATTATAGAATCAATAGTGGTTCATGGGTATCTTTTGGCAGTCTAGGCGTATTGGGTTCGGGCGCCTATGGTATAAACAGTCAAGTAGACATTACATTATCTGCTGGAACCCATATAATCGATGTAGCAGCAGCAACGGCATTGGGCACTTTAACAGTAATGGGTGCATCACGATGGCCAGCTAGATCATCAATATGGCAATATCGTGGCGGTCTTGTCCCAATCCGCCAAGACGGCGTAACAAAGATTGATAAGCCTGCGGCTTTGGATTTCCGTGGCGCAAGTATTTATACCGTAGATAATTATGGTGGCACAGCTGTAATTGAACTAAATCAGGCTATTACGGCAATTGGAGAATTTGAAACACTTATGTCTCTGGTGCCCGGCGGTACCTATTCAACAACTTCTTCTTCATTCGTAGACATTGATGCATCAATGTCGGATAGTTTTACCATATCAACTGCAGGAACCTATGCTCTTTGGTACACGGCCAGTGCACATCAAACAAGTTCATATTGCAGTGGACGTTTTCAATTAGTAATTGATGAAGGAGAAGCGAACGAACAAATTATCGGTAATGACGATGCTACATGGGAGATTTTGCAAACTACAAATGGTTCACATTTTGCAAAAACATTTTTTGGCAATGTTATTTTGACAACTGGTACACACACAATTAAACCACAATGGAAAAGAACTGATGGAAGCGGAACATTGCTTGTTGATGCAGGCGACGGTCATGTGGTTGTTGGACAACTAGTCACTGGCTCTGGTGCTGGTGGAAATGTTATAGCCAGTGCGGCAAAAACTGCCGATCAAGTAGTTGCTTTCGGTTCAGCAGTTAAGCTTACCGAACTGGACTTGACGTTTGATGCTAGTGAAGGAGAAGACATTACCTTCCACTATCTGATCTGTGGTTCTACTAGTTCTGCCACGTTTAGCACCACTATTCCATTGTACCGCGTGGATGGAGGATCCTGGTTACCTCTGGCCAACGCATCATCTTCCTGGGACCGTAATGTAGCTGGTAGTTTTGTCCACAGTTTTAGTGCTGGGTCCCATACTGTGGAGTTTGGGGTCTATGTCAATATAGTCAATTTGACTGTATTTGGTGGTGATACCAATCTTCTTGGTTACTATCCTGTTTCACGTACGTGGGCCGTTCAAGACCGAGGCGGTCTTGTTCCAATCCGTCAGGATGGTGTTACCATCGTAGATAAACCTGCTGCTTTAAATTTCATTGGAGCTGGTGTATATGAGGTTACTAATTCTGGTGGAACCGCTAATATAGAATTAAACCAAGCAATAACGGCTCTAGGATCTCTGATCACTGTATTGGGCGATCAACCTGCCACAACAATTACTATAGCTCAAGACCCCAGTGAAACACAAGTCGTTCCCGCATCTGGTCCCGGCGTCGATTTCGTCGTTCCGGTTACAGGACTATACGCGATCTCTTTTACGTTTACTTCCATGTCTACCTTCAACAACTATCCGACGGGCCAAATTAAATTGGTGTTTGATGAGGGAGAGGCCAGTGAGCAGAGTATTGGCTATGGAACCGCTTGGGAGTATAGTGGGGCTGGCGGCTACAACTACACCTCTAAGACCTTTTTTGATGAGGTGAACTTGACAGAGGGAACTCACACCCTCAAAGCCTACGCCAAAGAAATTGGAGCAACTGGAACACTTCGGTGGCTGGGGCTTGACAATAAAGCAAGCGGTGATAGCGTTCTACAGCTGCGGCTTATTTCTGGCTCTGGAGCCGGTGGTAGCCTTTTGTCTAGTGCCACATTATCTTCTGATTTTGTGACTCCATCAGAAGATAATTGGCATGTTATAACTGGTCTAACAAACACACTTGATACTTCTGAAGATGAAACAGTTTATCTTAACTTTTTCTTATTTCTTAATCATGGTGCTTTACATACGGCTGGAACAGCATATCGTGTAGATGGAGGCTCATGGGTGTTTATGGGAGTGCGAGCCTCTACATACGGCGACACACTATCTGGTTCTATGCCAATTACTCTAAGTGCCGGCTCTCATACGGTAGAAATTGGTATATATACTGACTATGGTACACTTACTGTTAAAGGTTCCACTAATGCTTGGGGAGTTCCAGAACTTTCTTCCGCATTTATCACTCGATATCGCGGTGGCCTTGTCCCTATTCGTCAAGACGGCGTAACCAAAATTGATAAGCCCGCAGCTTTGGATTTCCGAGGCGCTGGTATTTATACTGTAGACAATTATGGTGGCACAGCTGTAATTGAATTGAATCAGGCAATTACTGCCCCAGGCGACCTCATCGTTTTGCAAGATCCACAGCCAGATTTTGAAGTAGCTATTGGTGCTACCGACACCCAGTTCTTCCCAGCAGCAGGTGGAGAGTTCACATTTGAAGCACGACTTTCAGGTGTGTATCGAGTGACTATGACAGGGTACTGGAATGCTTCATCTACCACTAGCGGTCAATGTAAAGTAGTATTCGATGAAGGTACTGCGGCTGAGCAGTACGTAGGATATGACTCAAACTGGGGAGTTAGAGCAACCACAGCCTATGTCTATCCGACATTTGAGGCAGAGGTGACGCTGACTGCTGGCACCCACACGGTCAAGGGATATGCTATTGAGTTGTCGGGCAGTGGTCTAAGATTGCTATCCTCTTCTTCATTCTTAGTTCAGGGTTGGACGCTGACTTTACATTCATTGACAGGTAGTGGCGCAGGTGGTAGCCTCGTCACCGAGAAAACCCTAGTCGCTGACTTCACCATCACCAACACGTACTCCTGGGGAACCTACATGCAGGTGATTCCCACGACTACGTGGCAGGACATCGACAACGGTAGCGGTGACGACCTCGAAGTGAACATCAATACCTCGGAGGGTGAGTTCGTGAAGATCGAGGTTGTCGGGTACGGAGACCCCGCCGCTCATACAACGCATCCTTTTGCGATAGGGTTGGATATTGATGGGACCGTTGAGTACTACGCACACGCTCACAGTGATGTTATAGCGGATTTGCCAACACAAATCGATGTGGTCTACACCAAACAGTTTTCTGCTGGAACACACACAATCAAGGTCGTCGGTGTGCGGGCTATCGCTGACCAGAACATCCGGGTGATGGGTTCAACCAATTCGGCGCAGAACCCAGCCAAGATCACGGTGACACAGTTCCGTGGTGGTCTTGTTCCAATCCGTCAAGACGGCGAAACGAAAGTTGATAAACCCGCAGCCTTGGATTTCATCGGCGCTGGTATATATGAAGTAACAAATTCTGGTGGAACTGCAAGAATTGAGTTGAACCAGGCGATTTCCGCTTTGGGCTATAGTGAAACGCAAGAATATAATCAGGGAACAGTCAACACATCAAGTGGTGATCCAATATTAATATTTGATGGCTACTTTACAACAACAGCATCTGGACTTTACAGAGTGCAATTTGACGCTAGAGGCTGGGAAACGTGGGTATCTGTTCGTGAGGCAAAATATACAATGTATATCGACCAAGGAACAAGTGGTGAAATAGTACTTGGTGGATCTAATTGGAATGTAAGACTAGAAACTTCATCAATATTTGAGTTCGCAAATACGTTTGTAGACCAGGCGACTTTATCAGCTGGAACTCATCACATAGTAGTATATGCACAAAATACTGTGGCTGGTGGCTCGTATCTAAGATTTTTTGATGGAATAATGCAACGAGTCACTTTGGATTTTGTTTCCGGCTCTGGTGCTGGTGGCACATTGGTTGATTATTACACAATGGATCAGACCTGGCATGCAGCTAATACAGGGTCTTGGGAAGCAGTTCAAGATAGTCGAGGAGATCTAGCAGTTACAATCGACTGTTCTGAAGGAGAAATACTTGAGTTTGGTGGTAATGTTACTATTTATACGCAATCCAATATAACCGAAGTATTGGTTGGTATTGGTATAGATGGCGCTGATCCAGTAGGTGAAATGATTACCGCCTGTTCTGAAGATTCAAATTATACCATGATGACAGTTGTACTGCCATCTTCTCCTGCACAAGCTGCCGGCAGTCATACTTATCGTGTAATGTTGAAGCGAGCAGCTGGTTCTGGTACAATGCATGTTTCAGGTGGCGAACAAGGTATTTATTCAACATTTAAAGCATATCGCAGGCGTGGCGGTCTTGTTCCAATTCGAAATGCTTCTGTAACTATAGTTGACAAGCCTGCAGCCTTAGATTTTATTTCGCCAGGTTTTGTAGTAACAAATGTTGGTGGGACTGCGCGGATTACCTTAGCAAATGCCGATGGCTACTTAAAATTTGATGCTATTGATAATGATCCATCATTTTATATCGATGATGGGTATCTTTATGTAAAGACGATTGATGGCTATACAGAATTATTCTATATGGATGATTATGGTCTTACAACCCAAATCACTAAGTATGGGCGCCTTAATGCAGATGAGTTTGCTGCACATGCAACGTCTCATATTTATGGCGGCACCGATACTATTGATGGCGATAAATTAGATATTACCTGGAATCCAAGTAACTATACTCCTGATACATCGCCGCCAGAAGTAACTAGTGTGGATGAACTTACAGCACACTTAGCTGGCATTGATGGTTATTTATTGGATCTTGGAAATAATGATGCATATCAGCAAGGAGAATTGACAGAACTAAACGATGAGATTATTGCCATTTATGCTCAATTCAATTCCTATCTGCTCCTTGACGGTTCGGATGCTATGACTGGCAATTTGGATATGGGCAGCAATAATATAACCAATGTTGGCACGGTAGATGGTTATAATTTACCAGATCAATTCCAAAGCATTACTAACGATGATGCATATCAGCAAACACAGCTCGTTGAAATTAACTCAGAACTTATTACTATTAATGCTAAGTTTAATTCTTATCTGCCACTTGACGGCTCTGATCCTATGTCTGGAAGTCTTGATGTAGGTGGCAATAATATAACCAATGTTGGAACTGTTGATGGTTATAATTTACCAGACCAATTCCAAAGCATTACTAATGATGATGCATATCAGCAGACACAACTCACTGAAATAAATTCAGAACTTATTACTATTAATGCTAAGTTTAATTCCTATTTAGCACTTGACGGTTCAGATACTATGTCTGGTAGTTTAGATATGGGTAGTAATAATATAACTAATGTTGGAACCGTTGATGGATATAGTTTACCAGATCAATTTCAGAATATCACAAATGATGATGCATATCAGGCTGGACAACTTATTTCAATTAATTCTACATTGATTACACACAAGGATAATACCAGTAATCCACATAATACAACTCTAGACAAAGCATATGATGGGACTGGTGGCGGCTCAGGTAGAGCGATCCTTGCTGACAATGGTCCAATTTTTATCGATGCTAGCGGAACAGATGCACTTGCATTAGATGGTTATCTTACTTTTAATGAGATAAGTACCCCAACAGCATTAAATGATGCCGGCTTGCTATACACTAAAGCGGCAGACGGCTATTCAGAACTATTCTACAAAGATTTTCGCAAAGAAGTACGACTTACTAAACAAGGAGTAGTAAATACAGATGGATATAGTGGAACCATTGCAGTTGGCACGGGCGTCAGTTTGGTGATAGTCAATGGTCTTATTAAGAACGTTATCTAAGGAGGAAGAATGAGAAAGTTATTTATTGTGTTATGTTTATTAGTTTCGTTTGTTTTTATTGGATGCGCTACAAGCAAACCGGCTTTTCACTCCAAAATACCGTCGGATACAGTTTATCTTGATCCCTATAATTCATGGGTCAATAGTTGTCCTGTTAACACCATGCCATCGTATGGAAAATGTCATTCGCCATGGCGCTCGATAACATTGAGGGCCATCAATAAAAAATACAGAGATGTCGACATTACGGTCGGCTGTTTCTATGATGATGCAAAGTTTGGCGAAAGGACCGTGACCGTTGAAGCCAGAGACGACAAAACCTTTACGGTGTGGGGTTTGGCACGATTGGTTCCAGATAACGAAAAGGTGACTTGCAGAATTACAGCCCTGAGATAAAACTTTACGGGCATAACCCATAAAAGAATGTTATGGCAAAAAAGAAAGCGAAATTAACCAAGAAACAATTAGAAATTCTTTATGAATGTTGGAAAGATGGAGAAAACACAAAAGAGTGGATAGCACTTATAGAGGAACGACTTCCTAAAGTACCATCTTTAGCTGCATTAAGTGTCCTGCGGCGAATGGCCAAAACTGACACCAAATGGCTAAAGATGGCTACTAGGAAAAAGAACCAAAAAGAAAAAGAAAAGGCTGATAAACAAAAGGAAAAAGAAAGAAAGAAAATTGAGGCTGAGAAAAAGAAAGTAGAGCGCGAAAGAAAACGCAAAGAAAGAACCCAACGCGAGACACAAAAACAAAGACTAGAAAAAATAAAAGAAAATCTTAAAATTTCCTATTTGCCAGCTCTGGAAGAAAAAATAGAACCGGAATATTTTTTCTGCCAAGATGTGCATCAATATGTTCATAACTTATCCTGCATATTTAGAATTTTCAGCAACGAATTTAATGTATTATTAGCATCTGAATGCGAAAAGTGTTCAAAGATGAATAAATTTATTTCCATAATTGAGGAGATTATAAAAGATGGCAGACAAGAGAAAACTAGAAAACATACCCCCTCCAAGAGTGGGGGTAAAAATGAAAAATCGTCCGCCAAAAGAACCCCCAAAAAGACGAGAGGATCCAAGAGTAATAAGTGATGCGGCACCAGATAGACCAGCTGAAGCACTTCCAGCACCCTCAGAAGAGGCAATTCGTATAGAAGCACAGGCTTTGGCGGCAAATCAAGACCTTCTTAGGTATATGAAAGAATTTAATCAGCTGCTTAATCAGCGAGTATTACCAGAAAATCGTTCGGTAAAAGACAAAGAAAATGAACAAAAGATAACAGCGTCATTAACTATGGCTGCCCAAGCCGTGGATCGATTGGAACCAGGCAAAGGCTCATTGGCACTAAGTACATTTGCTGTGCGACAAGCCCTGTTATTAAGAGATGCTGGGAATAAATTAGCTTATGAAATCGAATTGCTTAAAAATGAAATTCAAGAGTTGAAAAATCCAAAACCCTCAGTAATTGACAGGCCATCTTCAGGTCCATCCGAGGCTACTAAAAAATTCATATTAGATAGGGCCAAAGAATTGGGCGTTAAAGTATCAATTGAGGAATAGATGGCGAAATCATATGAAATAGCAGTGGCGGAATTGCTTAAGGAATTAGATGATGAACATGCTGAATATCAACGATTACATCGTAGATTCTATATGGAAGAGGATGAAAATGCAAAGTTGATATATAAACAGCGTGCCGATGAGATAAAGCGCCTTCTTAAGCGGATTGAATTTCATGAAAGGCAATAATGAGAAAAGAGCAGGCGATTATAAAACTTAATAACTTATTTGAACAATTAAAATTAAAGGCTGAAATTAGTTCATGCAAATATGAAGATTCTTTTCTAATATTCGATGTGGCTTTAAAACCTGGCGGCACATTCAAGAAATTGGAAAATCACACCACAGAAATTGCATTATCATTAAAAGCATTGTCGGAACCACTTATCTATCCTGTAACCAAAGAAGGTGTGATCAGGATGGAAGTAATGATAGAAGAACAGCGGATAGTACCATTTGATAATGTGATTAATAGTCGAGAGTTTCTAACAAGTTGTGCAAAATTGCCCTTGGCGCTTGGGCAATGCAGAAACGGTGAAAAGCTAATAGCTGACCTTGCTGAAATGCCACACTTACTAGTTTCTGGTGCCACCGGCTCCGGAAAATCTATTCTATTACATTCAATTATAAACAGCCTATTATTATCTAATAAAAATGTCAACCTCGTTCTTATAGATCCAAAGCGAGTTGAATTTTCATATTATTCTAAGTTATTAAATCTACACAAACCAATAGCTAGAAATGTTGAGTCTTCTATAAAAACCTTGGAAGAATTAATGAAAGAAATGGAAAGGCGATTTCTGCGTCTGGAGAAATATGGCGTAAGAGATATTAGCGGACTCAATGGAAAAATGCCATATATAGTAATAATCATAGATGAACTTGCGGATTTAATGATGGCTGCTAGAAAAGAAGTTCAAGATTTAGTTTGCAAGTTAGCACAAAAATCTAGAGCATGCGGTATTCATTTGGTGATTGCAACTCAGCGGCCATCAGTAGATGTTATTACAGGCGTAATTAAAGCAAATTTTCCAGCGCGAATTAGTTGCCAAGTTAGTGCAGCAGTAGATAGCAGAGTAGTTTTGGATCGGAATGGAGCAGAAGCCCTTGCGGGCAAGGGTGATGCAATCATTGATTGTAGCGAACACAGATTTAAGCGATTTAAGGGTTCGTTCTTGACAGAGCACGACATCGTGGCTAATGTTAAAGGAAAGCAAAATTGGTGGAGTCGCATATGGAATTCTTGAATGATCCTCATATTGCCTGGAAATTTAAAAACACCATCATATCCCAGGTTAAAATAACAGAATTGATGAGCGAATATGGTATCAAATTAGAATCGAAAATCGCTGGTCAGTTTACTCACCGTGCACGCTGTCCATTTCACAAAGGCAAAAATGGTGGCCCAGAACGAACGCCCTCTTTGTTCGTGTCTGAACAAACTAATTCTTTTTGTTGTTTTGGTTGTGGACAAGGTGGTTCTGTTATAGAATTTGTAAGTTTAATTGAAGGCTCACCACCTCTTACAGCATTAATTAAGCTGGCTAAGAGAATTGGACTTATGGATAAAGATGGCAAATGGGACGAACTTAAATTAGATGCTTTGCCGATACCTGTAGAAAATACTAAAACCATAGAACCTTTTCTATTTGAAATAAGTGCTACTCTTAGAGAATACATCAAATCATATGTAAATGCCACAGAGTTTGAGAAGGAACTCGTATGGATGGAAAAAGTATCTAGCAAAGTAGACGAATTTTTATCTAACATTGGTTACGAAGATTATGATTATGCCCAAGATTTATGTGACAAGATAAAGACCAGTGTGAGGAATAGGAAACGCAAAAAGGATAAATAATGAAAATTGTAGTTCTTGGCGATACACATTTTGGCGGCGGGTTTTCATTAGGAAGAGTTGACCCACATTCTCATTTGAATACCAGATTGCTCGATTTTTCACATACCTTTGATTACGTAGTTGATTATATGATCAATAATGGTGTGTCCCATTTCGTTATCACTGGGGATATTTTCGAATACCGTCGCCCGCAAGCCGCAGAGCTTAGCATATTTTCTCAGAAAATTCACAGACTAATGGATCTGGGCATACAAACTTATGTAGTGATAGGCAACCATGATTTAATTAGAGAACAAAGAATGACTACATTGGATGTTCTAAAATCATTGAAACTATCACATCTTTATATATATTCCGATATAGACAGCGCTACTTGCACGGATGGCATCGAATCTCTTAATATGGTTTTCTTTCCTTTTAGAACTAGGGAAATGCTAGATTGTACAACCAACGAAGAAGCAGTAGAGCGATTATCTCAACGGCTGAAATATCATGTTGAACGGTTTGATAATAAAGCACCAACTATTGTAATTGGACATCTAATGATACAGGGCACGAAAATTGGAGACGCTGTTCTAGAAGCATCCCCTGGAGAAGTTGTTTTGCCCCCAAATATGTTCAAAGGTTTAAATGGCGTAATAATGGGACACATACATCCACATATGATTGTTAGGAAGCGCCCATTTATAACATATGTTGGTTCCATGGATTGTAAAGATTTTGGCGAAGCTAAACATAAAAAACATTTTTTATCTATAAATATAGAAGATAAAAAGTTACAATATGTGTTTGAACAGCTGCCAGTGCGCCCCTTATATGATTTGATGATTGATCAGTCTAATGCTGATAGTGGAAAAAGAGCTGTGATGGGTGTTCAAAAGTTTATAAAAGATTTTGCCTCAGAAAATGATTTACAAGGAAGTATAATAAGGGTAAGCGTACTCATTAATGAAAAATGTCTTTTTGATTTTGACAAAGATGCTGTCAGGAAGTTTTTAAGAAAAGAGCATAAAATTTTCCATTGTGTGGGGATTTATCCACAATTAACTTCCAGGAGACAGCTTAGAAAAGCTACAATTACGGAGCGCATCAATCCTCTCGAATCTTTTAATGAATATTTGGAGTTAGAAGATGACGTGGACATGAGAGAAAGCATGAGAGTATTTGGCACCAGGATAATTAGAGATGGGAGCAAATCATGATTCCTATTAAATTAATACTTGAGAATTTCGTCTCCCATATATATTCGGTCCTTGATTTTACTCAATTTGATGCCGCTTTAATTATGGGTTCATTTGAAGGCGATCCAAATATAGCTAACGGTGTTGGTAAGAGTACAATTATGGATGGAATAAGATTTGCACTCTATGGGAAAGGCAAATTCAGTGTCAAAACAAAAATGATAAGAAGGGGCACCGAATCTTGCAAGGTAGAATTTGAGTTCATTGTGGATGGAGAATCATATAAAATTGTAAGGAGCTTAAGTGCTAAGACAGCCAGTATGAACCTTGAATTATCTAAAAAGGTAAACGGAGAGTGGGAACCAGAAGGCTGGACATGTGACACACCTACCAAAACAAATCAAAAAATAGTTGACATCATAGGCATGAACCATGATACTTTTGTGAACATAGTTTATTTCAGACAGAATGATGTTTCAGGTTTTACTTCGGCCACTGTATCTAAACGTAAAGAAATCTTGAAAGAAGCTTTGCAAATAGGAATATGGGATGAATTCCAGAAAGTATCTAAGGATACAGAAAAAAATCTAAGTAACAAATTAGAAGCTATTGAAGATAGGCTCAAACTTTTGGGTGATGTTGAATCAGAAATTAAAGAAGTTAATAAGAAAATAAAAGAAAAATCAAAGGAAATTAAAAACCTGCAGCAAGAGGTGTCCGAAATAGAAGGTGTGTTGGGCGAGTACGAAGATGAAATATCGCATCTTGAAGTTGCTATTGCTAAAGATAATGTTTTAGACAAAGATGCTGTAGAAACTGAGATGCGGGCGATCTCTCAAAGAGCCAAGGAAATAAATGATAGGAAAGATGTACTGAAATCAAATGTTAAGGATAATAACGACAGGCTCTGTAACGCTGATAGAGATTGTAAGAACCTAGAACAAGTATTGATAAATTATTATCGTGACGTACTTGTGGTGCCCCATCGCAGACGTGCAGAGATAGAGAATGAATTTAGAAGAGCCACGAAGAAAGAAGTGCCCACGCCAAAATATAATGAGAGCGCACTTAAAACCATTCAGACTAAACGTGATACTTGCGTCTCAAATATACAGATGATAGAATCTGATCTAGCAAAATTGAATGCTTTAGAACCTGGCAAAGAATGCCCTACTTGTTTAAGTAAAATAGAGAATCCCAAAAGTGTTGAAAATAGGAGACAAGCCCGAAGAAAATTTCTGGAAAATAGGCTATTAGAAGAGAAAGCATTGCTTGGAGAAGTACACGAAGAATTAGAAAAGATAAATAAGGCCATAAACAAAGCGGATATTGCAATCGTTGAAATTGAAAGAACCAATTTAATAATCGCTAAAAGAATGGCTGAAAGTACAGAAGCTGAAAAAGATAATCAAAGAATCCAATCAGAATTAAAATCATTGGCCGCAGAATGGAACAAACTTAAGGACAGAAAATTAATTTTAACAAAATTGCTTGAAAAGAAGGAAACTGAGAACAAGCAAAACTTAAAAAAGCTTATAAAATCACGACAAGAGGTAATAGCTAAATTAGATACTCTTAAAGAAGAGGCACTCAAATTTAGCGTGATACAAGGCAACATGTCTGGGTTTCGCGAAGAATTAGAAAGAAGAAACTCCGAAGTACAAGCGCTGATTAGCGAAAAGAATTCTATATCAGATAGTATGGCTGTATACTCCAAATTGAGCACAGCTTTTGGGAAGGATGGAATTCAAGCTATAATAATGGAGAACATTACAGAGGATTTGAGACAGTATGCCAATTCTATTCTGAGGAATATTTATTACAAACCTATGAGTGTAGACTTTGTTACACAGAGGCAAACTGGCACAGGAACATGGAGAGAAGATTTTGATATTATAATCAATATTGATAATGAATTATATGACTTTGAGGATATAAGTGGAGGAGAACAAGTAAGAATATCAATAGCTTTGCGGCTCGCTCTAAGTCAATTGTTAATGCGCCGAGTAGGCAGCAATGTTAGATTTTTACTCTTTGATGAAGTGGATCAGTCATTAGATAAACATGGCCTGGAGGCATTATCAGAGGCTATTGCCGAATTATCAAAGGAATTCAAGATCTTAGTTATTAGTCATAGTGATTATATGAAAGAAAAATTTGAACATATAATCACAGTCCATATGGGACCTACTGGAAGTGTCCTAAGATAAACTATCAATTTTCAAACATTTTAATGGAGTAAAGTATGCAGATAGGATTTATAGGTGCCCCCGGAGCAGGAAAGGATGCGCTGGCTGACTTTTTTGTAAGGGAAAAAGGATTTAATCGCTTCGCCTTTGCAGATAGAATAAAGGAAGAATTTTATGCCTTTACTGGGTATACAGAGGAAGAGTTTAAAGCAGCTAGGAATACTCCTTTGGAACAAGAGCTTCGTAATGAATTATGGGCATATAGCGCAGAACAAACAAAGAAAGATAAGTTATACTTTATTTCTCCAATAGTAAGGGCTATTCAAGAAACTACGGGCTCAGTGGTTATCACTGATGTTAGGACGGAACTTGAGCTTCGAACTATTGAAATACATGATATTAGACCCATACTAATATTAAGAAATTATAAAGAAGAACTAAAAGGCGAACATAAATTTGGAATAGGAAAAGTAATTCCTGGTACAAAAATTCTTGTTTCACGAGCTATCGAATTTCCAATATTTTGGAATGATACAAATAGTTTAGAAGAAACATATGTCAACTTAGAAAAATTTTATCAAGAATTAGCAGATCAAGAAATAGAGGAGAATTAAGAATGGATTCCGACAAACCTGGAGAATATAATATGATTTAGGGGTGTCGTGTGCTTAATCGCGGCGCCCCAGACGGAGGTGCGCCGTGATTGAAGTTGAATTTGTAGCACTCAGCAGGCAAAAAGCAGTTAGGAAAGCGCTTGATTATTGGTTTAAGAAATTTTACGGACATTGTACTTTGATAGACTTTGTACGTAAATGTACATGGAAAAAATCTGGAAGGGACTATGTAGTAATATATAGAGGTCCCAAACCTCCTAAAAAGGATATAAAATAGGTTTTATTTAATGGCTGTCATTACCATAAATTTAGTTAGCAAGGGACCGTACTTCATTTCTGGGATCCCTAGGCAGGTAGAAATTGAAACTAACATTCCAGCTACTGTGTTCTATACATTAGATGGTAGTGAGCCTACATTTGCATCTCAAATCTATTTAGAACCTGTCGATCTTCCCACTGATGTATCCGTGAGACTACGCGTACTGGCTGTAAGTGGTTTAGACAGAGGTACATTAGATGTTACATTTAGTACAGATTCCAAGCTGTATTATCCTAGAAGAAGTAGTTATGTAGGTGCACTGGGAATTGCTGTCGATGCATATGGCGTAGATCCAGTCCTTGTAGATGGCTATGGAGCGGATGAAGATGGAGATGTTGTGGTGCCAGTGCGCCGGTCAGACTATCCACTTCATGAATTGGAAATTAAGTATTCTAGAACCGGTCCAGATGGATATGGCCCAGGAACTATGATTGTGCTGGGCATTCCACCACGAGAATATTGGCAGGATAACGCCGTATATGAAGAACCAAGTTCACCTAACAATATGAATGTATTTTTTAATCCTCGTTCATTGTATATAGTAATAGATGGGCGTGATGGTTATGAAGATGAATCTACTTATCCTATAAATAGACCTTGGGGAACTACTTCAGATATGGTCAAGTTTTTACAAGGTCGTTCATTTTACCAACCAAATCCTTATGTCTCAGGGGGTATAGTTAGGTCATGCTTTAACTACGAAACTGGCGTAGCTGTTTTTTACTATTTTGATAGTAATGAGTTGCGTTGGATTAAAAGTATTCAAAGTTTTGATCCTTCTACGGTTCCTGCTAGAATTGGTGACAGACGGCAGACTGGCCCTCCACTAGTTTTCAAATGGATTTATAACAAGAGAAGCATGTTATGACAAAACCAGACAATTTAGAGTTAGTATTATCTCCTAGTCGCGTAAAGACTTATGAGCAATGTCCACGTAAATACTATTATTGTTATGTGGAACATTTGCCGCGCAAAGACTGGGAACACTTTGACTTGGGTCATCTTGCCCATGGTGCCCTAGAATATTTTCATGAAAAATATAGGGATGATGAACATACGCCCAGCAATATGGCAAAGCTTATGAAGGTCGCATTTCAAAAACAATGGGATGGCATGGAAGCTGATAAGTCTGAATTATCTACAGAGACTGTAAATGAAGCCAAAACATTACTTAGAGACTATATAAGAGGATTAAAAGCCAATGGTATAGGTTCAAAAATCCTTTCTTTAGAAAAAGAATTCACACTTTCTTTAAATGATAAATATGATCTTAGGGGCGTTATAGATAGATTGGACCTGGATTCAGATGGACTTTATCATATCAAAGATTATAAAACCAATAAAAATATTAAATACATGGATGCTGCGCAGCTCAGAGCATATGGAATTTATCTATTAGATAAATATCCTGGGGTGGATAGGTTTAGGGGCTCTTATATTATGCTAAGATTTAATGGAATGAATATTAGTTATGACTTTAATAAAGAAGATGTGATAAAAGAAAAAAATCGTTTGATTGAGATAGGTAATAGAATTTCTGAAGAGGAAAGGTGGATTACCAAACCCTCTAGGCTTTGTGATTGGTGCGATTTTAGAGACCCTTGTTTTAATACTTGGTAGGCGTTCATGAGAGTACTTAATAGTAAGCGAAAATTTATTGCGCGAGTGTTCAGTAAAAATATTTACGTGGATACTGATGATGGCACTGGTTTTCATGAAGTACTTGAAGATATGAAAGGTGTAATGACTAAATTTGCATCTAAATCACCGGAACAGTTTGAGGATTTCTGTCAGGATTTATGTGTTGCAATGTTAGAGGGCATCCTTGTTTATGATCCATCACAAAATACTTCCTTATCTACCTTCTTATACAAAATATGCTATTATAAACTTATAGATTCTTATAAACGTAAAAATATATCTTATTCTTTAGATTCCATCCATGAATCTGTATTTTGTTCTCCAGACTATACAGATAGAATAGAAATCGTACAGTGTACACAGAGTTGGGATGACAAATGGAAAAACATTATGTTTCGTCTATTTGTTGGAGGAGAACAAGTAAGTAAAATTGCAGAGGATGAAAATATCACTCCATGGGGCTTAACCCGTGCAGTGCGACGTAAGCTATTGGAGGCACGCAATTTTTCTAGAAAGAGAAAGTAAAATGGACGAACAAGCAAGGCGTTGGTTAGAAGAATACGCCCATGAATTGCCACCAGAAGATATATTATCAGAAGAAGAAAAGGCCACGCGGGCATGTAGTTCTTGGCCCATTCCAAAGTCAATTCCTAACATGGGAGTATTTTCTGAAATTACCTCACAAGATAAATTTAATGACATAATTGGTGAACCTAAAAACTGGCCAATGATTCATTTGCGGCAGGATTTATATAATCAGTGGATAATACCACATGCCGTAATTTTGTTTGGCAAAGTATGGTTTGATCGTGTAAAATGGCGGAATTCCGTCCACAAGAGTGTTCCTTTCCCACTATTTAGTGAAGAAGAAAAAAGAAATGCTAACGAGAATGGAATAAGGCTTGAAGATACAACTCATGGCCGTGCCACAATAGCAAAAATAATTGAAAAGATAAATTATGCTCTTGGGGTTTATCTGGAAGGCAAATGGCTTGAAAAGTCTACTTATATGAAAAAGCCCGGTGGATATATAATAGATTCTATTAAAAATGAATTTATAAGAGAAATAGGAACTGATTTAGGATATAAATTAAAGAGTGTGCTAGCTTGTCCATATTGTTTGTCAAATACAGTGCCACAAAAGACTCCATTAATATATCATGGGTCCCTACAGTATTCTTGTCCTCGTTGCGATGAATATGTAAAAAACTTAGAGTGTGCTCTGGACAGTGATTTTAATGTCTCTGACAAAATAAAAAGCGCACAAATATTTAGAAAATTTATAGGTATAACATGCATATGTCCTTCAGATGAATGCAAAGGAAAATTTGTTCCTATAAATTCTATAGACTTTGAAAACTGGAAAACTGGGGCTCCAAAAAAGAAATTGATTTTGATAGGAAAAATATTAAAGACCATATCAATTTCTAGAAATACTCAGGGCTTTGTTATGCCGCCTGCAGAAATACTTGATTTGCCATTGTTTTGTCCGTTTTGCAATATCAAGTTTACTCCACGTTCGGCATTAAATTCCAAGGCTGGATTTAAGAAAAAGTCTGGTTTTCTGACAGGATTGCCGTCAATTTCTATATGGGAGCAAAAATGTACAACCATTTTGGATCAGGATAAAGATAAAGAAGCTGGCGAGTTTTCGCAAAAGAACAATTTAGTAAGTGAGTTTGTTGATTTAGATAATCAAATATTGGCCAAGCAGAATATAAATATTCTTATAAATGAAATTATATGTCATATGGCTAGAATAAAAATAAATTCGGCGGCTGGCCTTACCACATGGTGCTTTTTTATGGCAACTATAAAATGGATGCTTAATTATCCACAAGATGCTTTTAGATACTTTTTTGGGTGGTCTGTTCGTGAAAGAGATATGACTGAAAAGGAAATGGCACTTTATCCTGGGGAAAATAAGAAAAAGATGACAGATGTATTAAGAGGCCAAACTGCATCTGTGCACCAATCATTATTTTATACTTGGATGGATGTTTTAGAAGAAAATATAGAAAAGTTTACTAAGTTAGATCCTAGTATACAAAGTATTAAAGATTTTAAATGGTTTTGCAGAGCACCGAAATTTTCTGGCGGACCAATGTCGATTTTTCGTTCCGTTGTAAACTCGAAGCTCAAGATTCCAAATAATACAAATATAATAAATCTACAATCAAAAAGATTTTCTCCACGCATTGCTAGAGTATATTCTATACATAAATTCTTGAACGGAAAAATTGTGGGTAATAATCTTAAAAAGGACATTAGATTTTGTGAATGGCAAGCGATACAGATGAATAATTGTGGTTTAGTTCCAGGAGATCTTGTTAGGGTTGAAGCACTTATTATGCCTGGGCACACAACTCACGCGCCAATACAGAGAATAATAAGACTACGTACCAAAATTTTGGGGCCTTTAATAGAACGCATACAAGACGAGGAGAAAACTGGTAAAAGAGATTTAGAGTTCTGGAGGATATGGAAAAATAAAGTAGAGAGATCTAAAAAAGTAACTGGTTTGGATATAGAACTAAAGGAGTAATAAATGTCAGAAATAAAGCAGGTCACTGAACAAACAGAGGAGCGGTGGCATCATGTAGTAACAGTTGAGGATTTGGGTGGACTAAAAAAGAAAGTAAATATTACATATGATCTCGAAGGCGTGGGAATGGCCATGGATAAAGCAACTGAGTTTGTGACCAAAAGAGTCCAGCTTAAAGGTTTTAGAAAGGGCAAAGCACCTAAGCAACTAGTAGAAAGAATGCATTTGGAAGATATTAAACAATTTGCTATGACTATGCTTGCCCAAGAAGGATTTTTACATGCCTGCTATGAACAAAAATTATCGCCGCTTAATGAACCAAAAATTGAGAATTCTAATTTTAATTTAGATGGTACGTTTTCCTGCGAAGTCTTTTTGGAAGTAAAGCCATCTATTACTCCTTCCGGTTACTTAGGCATGGCCCTAGAAAATCCACAAGTTGAGCTGGAGCCAATAATAGCAGGTTTAATAGAAGAGTTGCGAGAACAACATGTTACTATCCAGGCAATTGATGAGGTTAAAGAAGATTCTATAGTGGATTTAGATTTTTGGCTTCTAGTAGATAACGAAGAGATATTAACTAGCAAAGATCATAAATTTATGATTAGAGCTGGCCAGGAACCACCATTTGGTGAAAATCTTTTTGGTGTGAAAAGAGGTGAAATGGCGTCAGCCAAAATTACGCTTCCTGAGAATTATGGCGAACATGCTGGCAAAGAAGCTGATGTTAAGATGGATATTAAAATGATAACCGAGCGGATAAGACCCACAGACGAAGAGCTGGCAGATAGAATCGGGCTTGGTTCGTATGATGATCTGGTAGAACAGGAAGTTACTCCGAAGGCTCAAGAGATAGCCGATGAGAGAAGGCGCCAAATTCTTGAAGAAAGAATTGTTGATAAGCTCATTGAACTACATGAATTTGAAGTGCCAGAGAGCTGGGTCGAAGATGAAGAGAAATATCTATTTAGTCAGCTGGGTGCCAGTATGGTTAAAATTGATGAAGAGATGACCAAGCACGTTAGAGAGATGGCTGAGAGAAACGTGCGCCGTACCTTTATTATGGAATCAATATACGATGCGGAAAAGGGCCTTGCCATTACACAAGAAGAATTAGATGCCTTTCTAAAACAAGAAGCCGAAAGACATAATACTAGTGTAGTGGCTTTAAAGAGTGATATAAAGAAAAAGGGCATGATTGATGGGGTTTATGCCGTCATTAAGCACAAAAAGATTATGGATATGATTTTATCTCAGGCACATATTGAAAAGCCTAATGTTGAAGGGTCAGAAGAGCCCGATGTCTCGGATGTGCCAAGCGTTCCTGAAAATCCATTTGAATAAGGAGAAAGAAAATGGTAGATACAAATATTAGACCGGTCCAAGGATTTAAAGTTTTTTCTTATAGTGGAAAAGGCTCAGAGGTTAAGGTTGTAATCAAAGGTGCCAAAGATGATTTACGCACCGATGGAGATATTGGTGATGTTCTGAAATCTTTAGAGTTACACAGTACAGCTGGGGAAAGTGCGCCAGTTACAATGTCTTTACTACACAATAGTGATGAGACGCGCACATATTCTCAGCCATTTATTGTAAATACCATTACAGTAAAACAAGATGATGTCAAAGTATCTTTGAATTTAGTCATTGATGAAAACAATGGCATGGCACTTACAGATGTGGTAAGCTCTTTGTCTATCCATGCAGAAAATGATACAGATGTGGAAGTAGTGCTTGCGAGGGTTGATACTTAATGAAACATGAGTTGAGCAAATTAGGTGTAACTATTACTATAAGTCAGGGCTGTGCTTGTAGAGGCAGCCCCACTACTTATATTTATACTTTGCCTATTAGAATTACTGCCGATATAGAAGATGCACTTAAACCATTGGGTAATTCATCTATGTCTTTTGTTAAACATTCTATGGTCAAGATTAATAACTCTAATTTCTCATTAATAGCCGTAAATAGACTAAAGCAGATAAAATTTACAATCAAGAAGCCAATTGCAAATCGTATTAAAGAACAGCTAGAAGATTTGCTTATTGAATATATAAAGAAACGAAAGGTATCTGGATGAAGGACTTTGTAAATCTACACGCGCATACAAACCTAGGATCTATGCTAGATGCATTGGTAAGTGTCGATGATTTGTTTGATAAGGTCAAAGAACTGGGACAAAAGGCTCTGGCTATTACTGACCACGGAACATTGGCGGCTCATTATGATGCTTTCCGTGCCTATAAACGCACAGGGATTAAGTTTATCCCAGGATGCGAAACCTATTTTGTACATTCATATGATATAATTAATCAGGAATCAAAGGGTCGTAAGAAAACAGAAAGGCGCAAGCATATCGTATTATTGGCGCAAAACTATACAGGCTATAAGAATTTGCTCAAGATCAATTTTGCTGGTTTCCAACATCAAGTGACTTTTATGGGTCGCGTGTTTCCACGCATTAGTTGGGATATTTTAGAGAAATATTCAGAGGGTTTGATATGTACCTCTGCCTGTGCTAATGGTGTAATTGCTGCTGCTTTGCGCTTCGAAAATTATGATAAAGCTGTGGAAATAGCACATCGGTTTGCATATACATTTCCAGATAGATTTTATTTAGAACTTCACCCGCATCTGCTTAAAAATGACGATCTTGACCAACATGCTCTTAATGAACAATTAATATCCATCGCCCAAAAGAATGGCATTCCATTAACGTGCGCTATAGATACGCACTATCTAACTCGTGAGAGCGAAAAGTATCACGATGTGCTCATGGCACTCAATTCTAAAGCGCCTGTAGATGATCCAAATAGACATAGATATGGCATAGACGAATTCTATGCTAAAACTGGAGAAGAAGTTTATACCTTTCTGGAAAAATATTATGGTAGTGATATAGCTGAAGAAGCGGTGGGCAACACTGTAAAAATCGCAGAAATGTGTCAGTCACCTGATTATATGGAATCTAAGGGTAATCATTTGCCAGTATTTGATCCAAGTAATGAAGTTGACTATCAGGAGTTTTTGGAGTGGAAACAAAAAGCTAGGATTGTGAATATATCTGAAGACGCGGCTTTTATGAGATTTAGAGTATTTAAAGGTTTTAAACAAAAGTTTAAAACTCTATCTAAAGAGCAAATAGCAGAGCGTTTGGAAAGAGTAAAACAAGAAATCAAAGTATTTGAAAAGAATTCTTTCTCGTCGTATATGTTAGTAGTAGCCGATTTTATTAAGTGGGCGAAAGAAAATGATATATTAGTAGGAATAGGAAGGGGCTCGGTTGGGGGTTCTATGGTGGCCTATTTGCTAGGCATACATGGAGTAGATCCAATTAAATATGGATTACTTTTTGAACGTTTCCAAAATGCTGAGAAAAAAGATTTACCAGATATTGACGTAGACTTTACATCTTCTGGTAGGGATTTGGTCAAGCAATATTGTATGAAGAAATATGGTGTTGATCATTGTGCACAAGTTTCAAATATCAACACCTATACGCCTAAAAATGTAATACCAGATTTGGTAAAATCCATGCGGAATGTAATGCCAAATCTAGTTCCCGAGGGTACTAATTATGTGCAGATATCTGAGGCCATAAAAGCAGCCATCCCAGATCAAGATGAGGAAGGTGATAGAGTTAAGACCCTAGAGAGTGCTATTGCTATATCTCCTAAGCTTAAAGAATTCGCAGAACGCTGTCCCGAGCTTATGGAATATGCTGATGCCATTATTGGTTTGCCTAAAGAATATTCTACTCATGCAGCCGGCATGGTTATATCTGATATTCCTATTGTAGAGTTTGCGCCACTCAGGATTGATAAAGACGGCACTGTGGCTATGCAATACGAAAAGAATAGATGTGAGGCCAACGGCTTAGTTAAAATTGACTTCTTGGCTATTTCTACTTTGGATGTCATAGATGAAACGCTTAAAAATGTTAGAAGGTTAGGCATTCAAGATGCCCCTCGTCAGATGGAAGATATTCCTCTAGATGACAAAGATACATACAAGATGATACAAGATGGTCATACTCGGTGTGTATTCCAGTTAGGCAAATCTGGTATGATGGCAACATTATGCAAACAAATAAAACCTGCGGAAATTGCAGATATTGCAATGGTAAATGCTTTGGGTCGCCCCTCATGTGCAGAGGAACGACAACCATATGTGGAACGCAGATTTGGATACAAGAAAATAGAATATTTGCATTCGTCTTTGATTAGAACCTTGGAACAAACATATGGTTTATGTATCATGGAAGAACAGTTGATGGGCGTGGCCAAAGACGTAGCTGGGTGGGATCTAAACAAAGCTGACGGCCTTAGAAAGTTAACAAAATTAAAAGAGAAGGGCAAAGACTTGGCGCTGAAATTAGAAGTTGAATTTATTCAGGGCATGATGGAAATGCACCAAGTTGAATATGAATTTGCCAAAAGAGTGTGGGATGAAATAGTTGGAAAGTTTTCTGGCTATGGTTTTAACAAGTCGCATGCTATATTTTATTCTATAAATGGTTATATCACAGCATATCTAAAAAGACATTATCCAGCAGCCTTTTTAGCAGCCTATCTAAAAGTAAAAACAGCGAGGGGTGGTATTGGCAAAGACGATGAAATTGCAGCAGCCAAAGCTGAATGTAGGCGCATTGGCATCAAAATTTTGCCCCCAGATATTAATCGCAGTGGTATAGGATATGAAGTACTTGATGAAAAAACTATTGTTATGGGTTTGGCTGCCATCAAAGGTTTGGGCGATAAAGCCGTGGAAGAAATTGTGAGAAATCAACCTTATGAAAATTTTGCTCAATTTTTAGAAAAAACAGAGGGACGAGTTATTAACAAATCTAAAATGGAAGCTTTAGCAAAAGCAGGTTGCTTTGATTCGTTGAATGTGACTCGCAAAGATATTCATGACCTAGGAAAGAAAAATAGAGATAGGTTTAATGTGTGGGTGAAGAAAAATGTGAGCAAAAATGATGGATATGAGGCTGCAGCAGATTTTGAAGTGAAATTAGAAGGGATGGAATGGTCTAGACAGGAAAGGTTGAGACATGAACAAGAAGTGCTTGGCGAATTAGTTTCGGGTTCTATCGATGATTTATATCCTGGATTTTTCACTGGTGTGGGTGCTACTCCCATCGGAAGACTTAAGATTTTGCCAGATAGACACGAGATCATTGTCGAATTCTTGGTTGAAGCCAAGCTTAGAGAATTTAAAATAAAATCTGGTAGATATACTGGTCAACCTATGATTAAATATCGTGTTTCTGATGCCGCCTCAATTGAAACTGAACTTACCGTTTGGCCCTCTGAGTATAAGATTGCTAAAAAATTATTACAGCCGGGCAGGCCAGTTCGTGCTATTTGTCAAGTAAGTGAATTTAATGGCGTAAAAACTTTGATGTTGAGGCATATAGAAAAAGTGTATGGGATGTAAAAAATACTTGACAATCTATTAATAGATACTAAATTATACGTTAGAGAGGTAAATTTTCATGAGATGTGCGACTTGCAATTCTGATATCGATTCTGCATTTAAACATGCGATATCAAAGAATGAATGCCCAGCGTGTGGCGGCCAAATTATGGATGAAGAAACAATGGCACTGATTGAGGATGTAGAAAACACTATTCTCAGTGAGGCTGCCGTTAGAGAGGAAACTGCCAAGAATCTTGCAATGGTTTTGGTTGCTCGCTATGATGTTACGCTGAGGACCGGCATGGAACGCACGATTCCAAATCGTGTATTGTTACAATCTCAGCCTGCCAAACAAACCCAACAAAATATAAAAATTGCTCAGCCCAGTACTATTCAAGCAGCTATGGCTGGCGAAAACAAAGAATCAGATGCTGGCATAGTAGAGCTTTCTGAGTTAATGTCGGGTGAAATAAGCGAAGCAGAGCGCGAAAAGATAATGGCAGAAGTTGTTAAGGAAAAAATGAATATGATAGAATCTGCTGTTTTTCCAGAAGAATTCCAAGAGGAATTTCAAGAAGAGTTTCCAAGTGCAACAGTAGCTAGATCACAACCTAGAAGTTCGGAAGCTGACGCCATGTCCAATGCTTTATTTGGAGGTGGAGGGGGAGGTATTCTTGAAGAAGAGCGCATGTTGCGTCTAGCCAAACAACAGAGAGCTATTCAAAGTGGTAGTGGCGGATTCCGTAGAGGTAGTTGATGACTAATAAAATTCGCGTCATTGACCATAAAGCTGTTGATATGACTGATGAAGAATATGAGTACTATGGAAAGCTTGTAGTAGAATTTACTTATGGTACTTATGACGGCAAAGATCAATTTCATGATATGTTTGAAGTTGACGCCGAGGGCTGTATATCTATGGTGAAGCCACCACTCAAAAAAGAAGTGGGTTGGGCGGTCATTGTTTTTCTTCAAAACCTTATGATAAATCAGCGACTTAGGCGCATGGAAAGAAAGCTTAAGGAGTTTATAGATGGCCAGTCTAACTCTTAGAGAAAGTATGTCATTGGATAATTTTGATCCAATGGCCATTGATATATCCGAATTTCAGGAATTATCAAAAGAACTTCCAAAAGATACTAATTTGAGTCTAGAGATAGCCGAGCATTTGGCTACTGTTTATTTACGTGCTGCTGATAGATGCAGCGAAATTCATTCTGCTTTAATATGGTATACTAAAAGAGCACAGAATGAAAAGAATACTGTGAGGCAAAAGTTGTTTCTTTTAGCCAAGGACGAAGGCTATAAGACCAATGACGAGCGAAAAGCCTATGCTGAGAGCCATCCAGATTATTTAGAAGCTTGTGATAATCTGGTAAAAGCCGAAACGGTCAAGAAATGGTTTGAGGATAAGCATAGTTGGTTTTTAAAGTCCCACCAATATATGAAAGACAGGCTAAAAGCAGAGCAACAATTGCAGAATTCTTCAGGGTTTTCGGAGGTTTCTGCTGTAAACAAAGACGGAAAATTTGGTGAGAGACCATGGTAGAACTATATTACTTAGTAAAGATGAAAACAAGAACAGCTAAGGAACAAGCGGCTTATTTTGTATGTACAAAGAACAGGCGCGATGAATTCAGCCCAGAAGTATTCCATGGTGTGGGGTACTGGCATTCGGGTCCTGATATGTACAAAGATATTGAAAAACGTGAAGAAGAAGAAGTTTGGATTCCTTATGGCAATATTGATTACATTAAAAGTTTAATGTATAGGCCACGTTGAATTTGTGCGTCGAAGAAATTGGAATCTTGGCGCAACATATCATTAAAAACATGCCGACAATGTGCAATGTGCACTTAGGCAAAATAACAGGAGGATATTATGGCCGATAAAAAGTATGGACAAGTAGGTTGGGATGAGGGTAACGTTTCTAGCGGTACCGATTTTATGAATTTGGAGCAGGGTAATAACCTTGTTAGGGTTTTCACCAACCCTTACCAATTCATCGTGCATTGGGTTAAGGATAGCAGCGGAGCTACCAAAAAGGTAAAGTGCGCCGTTGAAGATTGCCCATTGTGCAAGAAGGGCATCAAGGCTCAATATCGTTGGTTCTTGGGAGTCATTGACCGCAAGACCGACACACCAAAGCTTCTGGAGATTTCAAGTCAGGTCTACATGGGTATTAAGGCTCATGTTAGTGAACCAAGCTGGGGTGATGTAAAGATGTATGATATTAATATCAAGCGTGGTCCCAAGGGAGCACAGCCTCTTTACACCGTAATGGGAATTCCTGAGAAGAGACCTCTAAATGAAGTTGAAAAGGCATTAGTGTCTGAGTTTATGGAAAGGGTTGAAATTTCCAAGTTTACTCAGCCTTCTACCCCTGAGGAGATTGCTGAGAAGGTTGGTATATCAGCCATTGCCAATGCACCAGTACAATATGCTGTTGGCACACAGACTGTCACCAATGACGGTGGCACCGTAAGGCCAACTGTCAGCGAAGATGATTTCAATTTCGCCGACGACGATCTGTAATAAAAATTAGCCAGTGGGCCCCAATTTTCAACGTGGCCTGGGGCCCACTGGCCATTCTTAGTGATAAATATGGAACATAACAAAGTGGATGTAGAGCTGATAAAAGTAAAAGGATTTGTAATGTTACATGTACTTTCCGATCCAGAAAGGATTGAAAGTAAGGTTGTGTTCGATAGAGATAATATAAGCCAAAAATTAATATTCACTTTGATGGATATTTCACATCAACATGGTTTTGGGTGCTCCTCTCCACATTTTAATGGCCCCGAGGATCCAACCATGACATTTTTAGTTGGTTCTATTTTGCCTACCAAACGATCACTCAACAAATATATTAAACGCATGTATGTTTGTCTAGAGGACATCAAAGATTTTTCAGATGATTTTAATAAACAATTGGATTTTAGTCAATTAGACTTAACTATGTTTGTTGATATGGACCCAATAGATTTTTATCCTGAACAAATAGCCGCCATACGTGATCAGCATTTTGGTGGTTCATGGAGAGACTTCAAAGAGGCACTGCTAGCCGAGAACAAAGAAGCAGAGCTTGAAGTAGTAGATAGATGTGTTGAGTTTGAAAAATTAAACAAAAAGGACATAGGTCTCGTTGGGCACAAACTCAATTACATCATAAACTTGCTTGGCGAGACTAATTCTGAAGTAAATTGAGGTGATCAAAGATGACTGATGAAAAGGACAAAGAAACGGAGAAGAAAGAAGTTAAGGAAGTGGGAAGCAAAGATGCAGAGCTTTTGGCTCAGGAACTTGTAGTTAATAAGACAAGTATGAAAGAAGCGTACAATCTTGCCATTTTAATGCGAGATAAAAGACTCATTGCTGTAGAGGCATTAGATAGACAGGTTGATGAAATACTTAAAATGGACAAAGCGGGTTTCAATTCTTTAAAGAGAGCAGTCGAAAAAGCTACAGATAAAGAAACTTACGAAAAATTAAAAGAGGATGATAAGGACGGTTGTAGAATAGAGTGTTGTAGTATTATTCCAATCCTTCCAAAAAGCAAACCTAAGCAAGTGGAAGATGCGGATAAGCTATCCTGTTATAGTAACAATGCTAAGGGATTAATTAACACACTGCTTTCATATTATAGAATGAAAGTGAGAAACAGAGACACAATTATAGAAGCCTTGAAAGATGAGAATAGAAAGCTCAGAGATCGTATTATAGAACTTGGTTCTTCATCTGAGGAATATGAAGATATAATTGAAGACTTAATCATTAATAAGAATCTATTCGCTGAAAAGAAAGAAGAAGAGCTTGATGTTTCGAGTGAGCTTGAATATTTATGGCCAGAATCTGCTGGATATAGAAAACCAGTGTTCAAGTTCGATAGATTTAAAATCGATAGATATGATCATGGCAAAGAATCTGTCTTAGAGCAGGCGCGTGAGCACAAACGAAAAAGAGATGAAGATGCCATTAATGGTGGCCACGGAGCTTTTAAACGAGATAATTAATGTTTAAAATTATATTTAAAAGGATTATATCAGAATTTGAATCTGCAATAATTAGATGGGCTTGTGTTAATGAGCCTGATGGTCATTTTGGTTGGCGGACCTGGATGTAATGGACAGATTTATCAAGATAGGAAAAAGAAAAATCAAGACTAGTAAGACTAGCATCCTTGGGTTAGACTGTAGCTCAACTACAGTTGGATGGGGTCTTGTTATTCTAAATAAGAATCCTATTCTTGTAGCACATGGACATATAAAACCATTGGACTCCAAGCATGGAGATATAGAACGGTTGGATGATATTTACCATCGAATCGGTAAATTGTGTGATGAGACTCGGCCTTTGTGCGTGGCTGTTGAGGATGTTTTTCTCTTTATGAAAGGCAAATCAACAGCCCGCACAATAACTTTATTAGCAGCCTTCAACAGAATTATCTCATTAGCAGCATTCCAAAAGATTGGATCCGTAAATCTATATTCCGTGCATGACATTAGAAATTTAATAAGCAAAAATTACAATATTGAAATTGATAAAGAATCAATGCCCGACGCAATTGTAGCTAATTTAGAACCACAATTTACGTCAGTATTAAATAAAAAGGGCATTGTGGCTAAAGAAACTTATGATGAAGCAGATGGCATTGCAGCTGCATGGGCACATGCCATACGGCTAAAAAATCCAGACCTTTGGGCACAGATCCAACAAGCTAGAACAAAAAAGAAGAAGAAGGGCAAAAAATGAATCCATATGAAATTTTAGGAGTTGCCCAAGGGGCTTCTGAAGGAGAAATCAAAAAAGCCTATAAAGAATTGGCCAAGAAGTGGCACCCTGATAAACATGAGGGTGATAAGGCTGCAGAAGAAAAATTCAAAGAGATAAGTGGTGCTTACGAACTGCTTAAAAAAAACAATTGGCAACTGCCTCAACAAGCTATGCCAAATTTTGGTTTGAATTTCTCGGACTTGTTCAATCAAGCTTTTGGCAATGGTTTCGATCCTTTTGGGGCGCCGACAAGAAGGATTAGGAAGCGCAAAGCACAATTAGAAATAACTTTTGAGGAAGCATACGATGGGTGCGAGAAAAAGGTACAAATACATAATGCTGAGACATGTAGCGTATGTGGTGGCCACGGATTAAAATTACAGGATGCTCTTTGTTCTCAATGTAATGGAAACGGACATATTAGAACTCAGCAAGGATTTTTAACCATTTCCACGACATGCAATACATGTCGTGGATTAGGAAGAGCACCTGGTGGTATGTGCGATAAGTGCGGAGGACAAGGTAAAAAGATTATAACACAAGAAACTGTCATAAAAATACCGCCGCATACAAGGCATGGAGCCATCTTGCGACCAGAAGCCGATTTAGAAATAACAATTATGTATAAAAAACACAACGAATTTGTATTATTAAATGATGGTGCCGATATTGGGAGTACTCTAAATATAAATATGTTTGACGCCATACTCGGAAATAGTATGAATATAAAAACATTGTCCGGCACAAAGCGTCTTAAGGTCAATCCGAGTACCCAGCCTGGCACAGTATTAAGAATCAAAGATGGTGGTTTTAGGAGGTCTAATGGCCAACGAGGAGATCACCTAGTCGAAATAAGTGTAGAAATTCCAAATAAATTAACAGAAGAACAAATGGAGCTTATTAAAAAGCTAAAAAGTTCATTCGGAGGAGAGGATAATGGCAAAAAAGAGTAGGATGCAGGAAATTTGGGCACAAATGGAAAAGACCTATGGAAATGATGGAATGTGCAAAACCCTTTTTGATGTCGATGTTATTCCAACCGGCAGCTATGCATTAGATGATGCTGTTGGTATCTGGGGTTTGCCTAGGGGGCGCATTATTCAATATGCCGGGAAGGAGAGCAGCGGAAAAACCCTAATGAGTTTGATTGCTATTCGTGAGTGGCAAAAGCTGAATCCCGATAATTGGGCTGTATTTATAGATGCTGAGTTTTCTTTCAGTCCGATATGGGCTCAGAAACTTGGCGTGGATATTGAGAGACTTTACCTGATGCGTGAAGAAAGTGCAGTCGAAATTTTTACACAACTGTGTGGTGTTCCTCATCAAGAAATTGGCAAGCCCAAATCTAAACCTGGTATTTTGGATATGGAAAAAGCAGAGCCTTCTGGGCTAGGTCTTATTGTATTAGATAGTATTGCCCAAATGCAGCCACCTATTGAACAGACGAGACAAGTTGGTAATACTAATATTGCGTCATTTGGTAGATTTTTACCAGATGCAATTAGAAGATTAAAACCATTATTGGCACAAACAGGAGTTACGTTCATTGCTATTAACCAGGTAAGAGTGGATATTGGCAAAATGTTTGGTGATCCAACTTCTACGCCTGGAGGCAAAGCCTGGCGCCATGCGTGCGATATTATGGTGCACTTCACGATGTCAGAATCTAAAAAATCACTTTTGTATGATGATAAGCAGGAAGTGTGTGGTCATATTGCTGGTGCAAGAATAGATAAGAATAAATTGGCCCCTCCACGACGCATGTGTGATTTTGCTTTGCATTACGAAAGTGGTGTAGTTGAACACAATGTAGAAATAGGACAGTTAGCAATTAAGTATGATTTAGTACAACGTCCAAATAATAAAAGTTATATTTATAAAGATAAAACATGGGTCGGCAAAGATAATTTCTTTGCGTCTATAGAAAAAGAGAATTTAACCAATGAGCTTCTTGAACAAGTCAAAGAAGAAGCTCGCAAAAAATATGTGGCTCATAAAAAATATGCTGAGTCACACGATACTGATGTAGAGGAGGAAGAAGAATGTTAATAGATTGCACAACAAAGGGTTGTCTTCAGAAAACTGAAGCCAAACTGGATCCTGAAACCAATGAAGTAATCTGTGATGAATGCGGAAATGTCATTGAGGGTGTAACGAAGTATACTAAAAAGGCACTTAAAGATGTAGGCCAGATTCTAAGGCATAAAGTCAAGCAGCCTTTCATGGCGCTTTGCAAGCAATGCAATAGAAATCAGCCGCTATACACGGATGGAGAAAGAGCTTTTTGCCAATCTTGTAATACCCAAGCTCATATCACTCCCGCATTTCTGCGTGGATTGAAGGAGTACGAAAAGAGTAAAGGGAAAGAGTAGGAATAATAGTGAAGATTTTTGCCGATGTTGTTAAATTTTGTCATGAACGTCTTTTGCAAGATAAAGGAACAATGGAATATTTGCAACAAAGGCGAGGATTGTCTTTAGATTCTATTACAAAATTTCAATTGGGTTTGTTTCCACAGGATTTAAGAGAGCTATTTGAAATCGCTGATCCTAAAGAATTGCGCTCTGCTGGAATTATACGACATGCATCCGCTAGTCATTTTAAAACACAAGATTTAGTGATGCCAATCAGGGATGTATATGGTAATTACATAGCACTTGCGGGCAGAACTCGTTTGTCTAATGAAGAGCGCGAGAAAAATGGTATACCTAAATATAAAAATTCAATATACAAAAAGAGCCACCATCTGTTTGGTTTAAATTTTGCCAAGCGCAGCATATTACAAAACGACGTGGCCTATGTGGTAGAAGGATATTTTGATGTTATTACACCTCACCAAAAAGGTTTAGAAAATGTAGTAGCAACCTGTGGTACCTTTCTAACGACTAGACACATGGTATTGTTGTCTAGGTACACGACTAATATAATTCTTATAATGGATAACGAAGAACAGGCACAAATTACTGCTCGTAAAACCATTGAACGAAAAAGTCGTGAAGGTATAAACTTATCATTCGCCAATCCACTTGATGGGACAGGCAGCAAAGATCTTGATGAATTTCTTAAAGATCATTCTGTCGGTGAATTGATATCCCGTTTAAAACCAGAGGAAAGTAAATATGATAACATTAAACCCCTATGGGATTAATGCTGCTGAGGTACCATATATGTCCCGTAAAAAAAACAAGTCAGACTCGTACCAGCACAAAATAGTTGAAATAGCTGTGGATCCTGTGATTCTGAACGATTTTCCATTATATAATGGGCTAGGAGCACAGCTAAATCTAGCTATGTATTCGGAGGAATTTTACGATTTGAGACAACAATTAATGGATGAAGTGATGCGCATCATTAAGAATAATTTGACGAAGCGCCAGGCAGAAGTGGTCCTTTTGCGTTTGGAAGGCAAAACACAAATTCAAATTGCGGAAGAGCTAGGCATACATCAAACAACAGTCCATAAACTTTTAATGGGCAATATAGATTATGCAAACGATAAAAAGAGATATGGCGGGGCCATCAAAAAATTGAGAAAGATATGCACTAAGGACGAAAAGATATTGGAGATATTGTGCCAAATGGAAGAACTGCGCAACAGGGAGCCCTTAGATGATCTAGATAGAAAGCGCGATGATGAGGAGAATTAATGCTTGTTATCGAGATGGTTTCGGGCTCTGATGTCTTAGAATTTGGTACAGGACAATCTATATCTGTATATATCAATGACGAACAGATAATAGTGGTAAGAACTGCCAAATTGATAAACAGGAGTAATTTTAGCATACTTGTTAAAGGTGCAAAGATATTTATAAATGAAGTCAGAGTAGTATATAGAACATAAACATTAGCTTGTGGGCGGGCTCCGTGCCCGCCCTATTTTTTATTTCTATTATTTTTTAAAAAGGGATTAGTGTCTCGAAATTCTAATACGACTCGATGCGTTAATTTTATTTGCTTTAACGATTGCCAACATTTAAGCTACTGGCTTTCTATCAATACATTAATATTATTGGTGAATACGTTTGTTTAACAGGCGGTATTGCTATGCGTATAAAAGATGTTGATGAAATCATTGCCAAAATGACGGAATTATTGGATAAACCGAAAAGAGAAACGATGTATGATGAGTCGGAACTTAAAGTTGGTGATGAGGTCTATATCAGATCAGAATACGATGCTCGCAATAAAACCGCAGAATTGTATGTCATTGAAAGTATTTATCCAATAGCTTCGAAAGTTTGTGGAGAAGGTTTTTATTTGCAGTATATTTATCAATTAAGACCGAAAAATCAAATACTTAGATCAGCATACGGCAAAGAGCTTATGAAGAAATAGCATCTCTGGAGGATATAACTTATGGATAAGTTTAAAATTAATTACGATGCGTTGATGCAAGAGTTGGTTCCTGACCCAAACAGGATGCCATTGGCAGGCAACGAGCATCGTATTGTCAGAGTAGCATTTGATTTATTTCGCCTAAAAGATGGCGATCCAGAAGAACTTTGGCAGGTCCAATCTAGTGATGATGGAGAATATTTAGTTCGTACCTTTTCTCTTCCTGAAGAAGAGAAGGTTGCCGAATCTAGCGATTGGACGGTAGAAATTGATAGGAAAGAGGCCAATTTGACAGTGGCTTATAAACAAGTTCCTCTGACAAGAATTGCTGCTAGGGATTATGGTGCAAATACTCCAGAAGATGCTAGATTGCTAAGGCGTGTAGTTCATAAGAAACTTGCCACGGATATCGAATTTGGCAAAAAGCTAATAAATTCTTTGCCTATTGAAAAACAACAAGCATTATATGTTTTTGCTAAAGAGTCGCCTTATGTTGGTGCAATTGAACAGCAGACAGAAAAAAACAAAAATTTTCGCAAAGTACTTTTCACTGGAGACCATTCTCAACTTGTATTGATGAGTGTAGAACCAGGCGAAGAACTCGGATCAGAAGTTCATAAGGCTGTTGATCAATTTTTTCGTATCGAAGAGGGAGAAGCAACCTTTGTATTAGATGGTAAGAAAAAGCGTGTGAAAGCTGGCGGGGGAGTGGTTATCCCTGCTGGAACTGAACATAATGTAATTAATAGCTCAAAAACTGAACCCTTGAAGTTGTATACTATCTATAGCCCACCCAACCACCCTCCAGGGACAGTGCAAAAAACTAAAGAAGATGCCGAAAAAGCTGAAGAAAAAGAACAAAAGGCAGATGATCAGTGGAAACTAGCGTTTGCTGGTTTAAATCCCATAAAGCAAAAATTTCTAAATCTTTGGAACAAATTAAACGATGTAGATAGAAAATATTTACATGGTGAAGTAATGTCTCTTTCACAAAAAGGACAACTCAACCCTCAAACTCTTGAACAACTTATGCAGAAATACCAGGGCTATGCTGTTGTACAAAGTCCAAAATTAAAGGATATTAAGGTAGTGACTCTTCCTCCAGCGCATTCTCCTGGTCAACAAAAGGCAGATGATCAATGGCGACTTGCTTTTTTTGATTTAGGATTACATAAAACTTCAGGATTGTTTGAGGAAGAACAAGAAGAATATGAGAAAATGCTTGCTGGCACTCCCGCTGAGGAAGAGTGGTTTGAGTCCGAAACAGCATTAACAGAGGGCTTGGAGGACCAAGATACTCTGAAAGATCATGCGGTTACTGAAGCTTATTATATGATTGAACACGATCTTGAGCCTGGCAGCAGTGAAGCGGCTGAACTTTCTGAATTGGCTTGGGAAGTAGAATCTGGTAAAAAGGATTACAAGGAACTTGAAGCTCTTATGGAAAGACTTAAGGGGCTTGAGGCGGATGATGAGCCCAGTGACTATAGTGATTATTTTATGAAGAAATGTAAGGAATATGCTATTAATCCTCATGATATTCCAGCTTTATCAGAGGAACAACGGAAAGCATTTTTTGAAGATGTAGATGCAGGATGGAAGGCTAAGAATGAATGTATAGATCCTTTAACTCAAAGACAGATGTTGGAGACTGGCCTTGGCCCCGTCCTTAAAAAGAGGGAGTCAGGGCTTTTGATTTCGAAAAGGGCACAAAAGGTGTCCTAGAATAAATGTAGAATATAGCAATAATTTAGCATAAATAATGCGTAAAAATTCTTTGGAGGCGAGATTAAAATGACAAATTTTAGCTCTCTAAAAATGCAGGCAGAGTTGGCACTGTCAAAGCTTGAGGGCAAGCGTTACTTTGTAAGTGACTTGAATACTAGACTACAGAAAGCTGCAGCAGAAAATCCACAAGATACGGTCATTACTGCAATGGCGCGTGTTGTGGAACAAGTGTGTTCTAAAAACCCAGAAAAAATTGTAAGCCAAGCTGAAGTGGAGCAGCTCTATAATGAGCTTATCGGACTTAATGTTACTGGCACTAAGTTCCGAGAAGTATTAGGAGATTTGTTAGTTTCCAGGACTGTTTCTGCACAGCCAAATGAGGATTACATTCAGGGTATGCGAGATGACCCTGAGCGTGGCGAAATTGCCTTTGATAGAGATACAGAAATACAAGGCGGCTTAGACGCTCTATTTGTACTTCAAACTGATAAGTATGATCCTCAATGTGCTTCAGCAGCTAAAGAGAAAGTTGGTTTAGAATTGCGTTCCCTGGGTTTTGATAATGCAAGAATTAGATTAGCTGGAGGCAACTCCAGATTTTTAGTATTTGCTGCAGATTTGGATACGTACAAGGGCTCTGTTAGAATTTTTGTTCCAGCAGATGCTTCCGGTACACAATTTCCTAGTGTCTTTGTCGCTGGGCAAAGATTTGAAGAACTTAGTATTCCTACACTTAACGCTTACCTAGCAGAAGCTGCCCACAGAAACAACCGCTTGCCTGATGTTTCAGCGATTTTAAATTCTTTGAACATCCTTACTGGAAATGTTAAAACCACTATGCCAACAGATGATTTTAACAAAGTAGCAGGTAAGCTGCCAGATGCAAATGGTAGTGAGGGTCTATCTGGACCTGGAGTCTTTGCTTCATTGCCAGACGAGAGCAAAAATATTGGAGAAATAGAAATTCCTTTAACTCCAACGCCAGAACCATTGAAAGCACTTGCCTCCGAAGTTGAAGAGAATGTAATTGAAGCTTCCGTAGGATATTCGCAGGCTGCAGTACGACTTACTAAAAGAATGTTAATTGCCGAACTTGGTGCTATGGGATTTAAGGGTTCACAAGTAAGAGTGGCTGCCCCAGCTCCTGACGGCTTTATTTGTGAGGCTACTATCAATACGCCTAAGGGCAAAACTACCATCGAGATTCCTATTGAAATGCGAGGTCAAGCACCATTGCTTCCATCAGTATTTGCCAAAGATGATTATGTTGCGGATTTCAATGTAGCTAATCTACATGCTTTTGCAAAAAGTGATATGGTTGTAGAAGGCTTAATTTCCAGGTATGATAGCAATCTTGAGGGAATGAGTCTTGCACAACTTAAGGATGTAATTGTGAAGGCTGCCATTAATGGTGATTTTAATACCTGTGATGAAGCAATTGCAGTAGTTGGCGAGAATTTTGGCACAGAAGCTTTTAAAAATATAGTTGCTGATTACTACAAACTTCTTGTTACTTTGGAAGATTCAAAGGAAGGCATAAAAACAGCGTATGATGATAGTGATCAATTTGTTCAAACTCCCAATTCTATCTATCCTATTCATAAGAAGTTGGGCCGACCAGCTCATGAATTGATTCGGGATGAGAATGGAGTGTATCATTTGAAATCTACCTATAATTCAAGAAAAAACCAAGAAATGTCTGGGGCATTATTTAACACCGCTAAGATATTGGTTGGAGATGAATAATGGATCCTTATCAAGAGGTTTTGCAAGACCTACTTAGAAATTTAACTAATTTTCACGGTATGGGCTTTGAACCGCTTGCTCGGCAAATACAAGGCGGCACGCCAGAACAGCGCCAAGCTGCCATTAATCGGATGGTTCAGTACGTTGCACATTTTGGGCAATTTATAAGAAACTATCAACAAAAATTAATGGAGGCTCACCAAAAAGCTAAAGTTGCTGCTGCTGAAGAAGAATTAATTAGTCTTGCTGATTATCTTGACCAGAACGGCTTTCATGCACTAGCTAATAAAGTAGATGATGTTATACAAATCTCTGCAGAGTTTCGCAAATCCGCAGATGCACAATTAGAGCAGGCATTTCGGATGCTCAGTGATGCACATAGTACAATGCAAAGAGATTTGGTGACACATTCGGATGATCTTGATATGCTCAAAAAAGCTGTGAGCGAGACGCTATATGGAAGTTTTGCTAAAGGGCTTGCAACTCTTGGACAGTACGTTGGTATGAGTGCTGACGATAAGATGGCTGCAGCACGCAACTCATTAATAATATTGTCAGATAATTTAGATCAGAATGGTTTTCACGCCTTGGCTGATAAAACAGACGAAGTTCTTGGTCTTATTAAAACTGCAGAGGAACATGGATTTGTGCCTTATGGTTATGTTCCACGAATGCGAAAAACTGAGCAAGAAGTGGTTGCACAGGACCAGTTGATTCAACCAATGCGTGAGGGCTCACTTTCCACTAGATATTGTCCAGATCATCGTGGAGTGCAAGCAATAAGAATAGGAGAAAACACATATCAGTGTCCCCTTGATGGCAAAGTATATGATTATCAATCGGGCTATGTGAATTACGAAGGACAAAGAGTTCCGGGTGGTAGTGTAGCAGCTCAAACACCGCAAACTAGTAATTACGGCGGCATTCCAATGAGGATTTATGATAGCCGCTCGGATGTTTTGAACAAAATGATCTAACGATGAAACCGCCCGATAAGTCTCGTAAAAACCGCATGGGGACGAGTGTCTTATCGGGCATTTTTATATAAAGGTGAAATGATGTCATTTAAGAAAGTTTTGTCTCATCCAAATATTAATATGATAGTCAAGGAATTGACCGACGGGGCTGGTGTTAGAAAAGTGGCAAAGATTTTACAGGAAATGTATCCTGATGATAAAAAGAAACACATATCACCTGTTACTTTGCAAAAATTTAGAAAAGAGCACCTGGGGATAGAAGGCGATGCCTTAGAGGCAATTAAAGAAGCTTCTAAAGAAAAGAAAATGATAGAAACTAAAGAACAAGAACATAAAGAAGTTCAAAAACTTCCTTCTTATAAAGAAAAATTACAGGAAGCAATTGATCTTCATATTGATATAAGACAACAGCTTGCTAATTTACATATATTGATTTCTGCAAGAATGGAAGATTTATTTGACAAACTGGCCTCAGGTGAAGCTAAAGTATCAGATGAAATTAGCTTGCAAAAATATTTTCAGACATATATTACTTTAATTGAACGTTGGGCTAAATATATTGATAAGGTTGCCGACTATACAGTTGAAACAAATGTAAATATCACGGTTATCGAAGATCAAATGGCCTTAATGCGCGAATCGATATGGGAGCTTTTGCAAGAAATGGACCCCGCAATGGCGGTTAAATTTTTAGAAAAGTTAGATAATAAGATGAAAGACATGGATTATATGACCAGCAAAAGACCCAAATTTTCAAGTATGCATGGAGATGTTAAGGCTTTGACTGCTACTATAGAGGAAGATGATGACTAATTATGCGAGGATTTTCAATAAATGTATGACATTGAGTTAATAAAGCATAATATAAAATTAGATAAAAATACTACAAATCATGTAGATGTAGTGGCAGCAGTAGCCCGTGTTGTCAAACCAAACAATGTGTTAGAAATAGGTTCGTATCATTTTGCTTCTGCAAATGCTATGGCAAAAATAATGGATCAAAATAAGGCAACTGGTGTTATAGATTCGTTTGACATTAGAGTTGGCGGTTATGATGGTAAAACCATAGGGCCTAAAAATTCAAGAATTCGTGCTCATTACTGGCGTCCACATAAAACTAGAACAGATAAGTTTAAGTATGAACATGCATATTATTTAGATTTTCAGAACATGACAAATGATGAAATATTTGAAAAAAATGTGGAATATTTAAAAAGTATAGCTCCTGAGTCAGGATATGATATGATTTATATTGATGGCGATCATTCATATATAGGAGTTTCATATGATTGGGAATATGCACAAGTTGTGGCAAACGAAAATACGGTTGTCGTTTTTGATGATTTATATGTACGCTGTCACCCAGGAGTAGAGAAATTTTGGAAAGAATTGAAATGCCCCAAAGGTAATAAATGGGATTTCAAAGGATATAAATGCCATACTGGAGTAGTTGTGTTATGACTTATAATTATGCTGATGATATGTTGGTAAATATTTCAGACGATGGTATGACAGATGACTTGTGGCAATTAGCTTATGATGATGGATCCAAATTATCTAAACTAGAAGTTTCTAATGAACGGGAGCGCAATTTATATTTTTATCTAGAAAATTTTATTGATGATTTGTGTGAAGAATTTGGTCATGATAAAATTAAAAATCATGATGAAGTTGTACAGAAGGCTTTCAACATACTTCGCAAGAAAGAAGAAATTGATTTAACTGATATACGTAAAGCTATATTTGGTGCTTTGCAAATGCAAAAAGCCGCAGCAAATAAAAAAGCATATCCAAATACCAGGGGTTCAGTTGGGGATAATGCTAAACCTCAAAGAGATATAGAAAAATGGGTCCATGCATTGGGCAGTATTTATGCAGCAATGCAGAGTGGTGAATCTAAAAATATTGCCATGCAGCGTATTACGGAGGAATGGAGTCCTATGGAAAAACTTGATTTTGAAAATTGGGCAAGATATTATGAGCAGGGAGATTATGAAAAATATGGCATAAACAAATCTGCTGCCGATTTGCCTCAGCCTCCAGTAATGCCAAAACAACTGCAACTTCAAGAAATGCCTGTCCGTAGGGGTCCTGGAAGACCAAGAAAATTAATTCAGAGCTTAGAAGAAAAGAAGCGCTCTTTAATAAGTAGAATTGATTCTGCGATTAGACTTTT